TTGGACAAGCGTAAGGGCAGACGACAGAAGACCGAACGATTCTCGGTAACGTCAGATCATTCGTTGGATGCGTTATTCGAGCGGTTTTATCACGCGAAGGTAGCAGAGGGTAGAAAGGACCGGACACTAGACAGTTATCGGGAAAATTATGGCTTCTTCGTGAAGTACCTTGACTTACGAGGTTATGGTCACGATGTTAGGCTGGTAACTACAGACCTAATCCGCGATTATATTGTGTGGATGCTTAATGAGAAGGTGCGATTCGACGGTCACAAATTCAAATCGGAAGCGGAACAAACGGTTGGACTATCGGCGACTTCCGTGAACACACGGTTAAAAACACTCCGGACGTTTTTCCGATATTTAATAGAAGAAAACCTTATCGACGAGAACCCGTTCGACCAAGTCAAGCGTGTAGAGGAAGACAATAATGAAATCCAGATTATGACGATTGATCAATTGAAGAAGCTATTATCCGCACCAAATCAGCGTAGGTATAGCGGGTTCCGTGACTACGTGCTCATGAACGTGCTCCTTGACGGATTCTTGCGGATCAATGAGGCGCTTTCTTTAAAGAAAACGGATATTGACTTCGATCTTGGGATGGCGACGATTCGGGCGGAAGAATCAAAGAACAGGAAATCCCGCATGGCGCCGCTCAAGCGCCAGACTGTAAAACTGATACAAGAGTTAATCAAGGAGAACACCGACTTTGATTCGGATTATATTTTCCTCGCGAACTACGGCGAAAGGCTGAGAGACGGTCAGTTCCGTCATCGACTAAAGGAATACGCTCGACAGGTAGGTCTTCCTATTCGCGTTCATCCTCATCTTTTCCGGCACACCGCAGCAACGATGTTCCTGGAAGCGGGAGGAGACTTGCGTCATTTACAGTTAATACTCGGTCATTCCGATTTGAGAATGGTTATGCGATATACCCACTTATCAAAGGCATCGCTTAAAAACCAGCATGAACAATACTCCCCGTTGAATGAAGTTGTAGGCAAGCTGAACAAGGAACGGAAAATACTCAGGTAAAGTGTGAATAGTGTGGATATTACGGTTGATATGTGCATAACGCTCGTCCTTCGGGGCTGGCGTTATTTTTTTTTTGACCGAAAGTGTGCGAAAAGAAAATGGGGTGCGTCTTTAGTGAGTAGATACGAACAAAACCTGCGGGGAAGTTACGAAAATTTGAGATCAACCTGTGCGAAATAGATTTTCGTACGATTAATGGAGTAGAAGTGAAAAAAAATGTAAGAGGTGGTGTCCCAATTTCAAAATTTGTTGTGCGTATATAAGTGAACCCGTAAATTGTACCGGTTCGAACGGAGGTGATGCCGTAAATGTCCGAGGTAGAACAAAACCTCGTTTCCGTCGAAACACAGTCGGAATATTCCGTCACAACCGGCCGCCGCGAAACGCGTATCTTCGTCAAGATGTACGTCGAAGCCGCAAACTCCGGTTTGATCGCGGACATGGGCGCGGAACGATGGCAGACGCTTTGTGTACTGGCATCGTTCATGGACGCTAACGGTGATTGCTACCCGTCGCAGGAACATATCGCGGCAAGACTCGGCGTATCTCGGCAGGCGGCCGGAAAGCGGATCAAATCGCTACTCGCGTACAGATGGCGGGGGCGGCCGCTGGTGGTCGCGACGAAAGCGCGGGCTGACGGGACGCAGCGGTTTGAGAACACGCGGTATACGGTGCTTCCCGTTAGTCAACTCGCGATATTTGACGGGGAGGCGGGGTCCATGTCCGCTGGAGCCGACACGGCTCGACCCGTATATGGCTCTACTTGACACTAACTAGAACCATCTTTAAACAAGAACCATCTTTTAACTAGATAAAAGATAGCGCTCAGGATATTTCATATCCTTCGCGCCGTCACTATTAACTATTGAATGACCACTACGTAAGTGTAATTGAGGGCGCGAAGAATGGAGGTAGGTGGTATGACCGCGATTCAGATGGTACGAGTAACGCAGCTTAGGGAGCACGAATTGCAGGAAAAATTATCGCCCTGGATGTGCGAGGCGCGTTGGAGAAGTTGGTTTGATAACGTGGCACGCGACGGGATACTCTACCCGATTTATGCTCTCCCTGATGGACGCGTGTTCAACGGAAAGCACCGGTTTCGTGCCGCACGCGAACTTGGCCTCGCGGAGATTGCCGTTATTTATGAAGACCTAACGGACGAACAAGTAACTGCCCGGATTATCGCCGACAAGCTCGAACACGACACACTGACGATCGGGCAGCGGGTGTGTATCGAGATTAACCGGGCGGAGGCCGAGGGGTTGTTTGAGGAGGCAGAATTGCGAATGAAAGCGGGAATACCCACCGACCCTACGAACCCAGGTTCGGAGGGTAGGAAGGAGACACGAGAGATTATTGCTGCCAGACTAGGAATCTCTGTCAAACCCGTCCAACAGGCAATCACCATCAAACGCAAACGCCCCGACCTTTATCAACGCCTCTTCAACGGCTACGACGAAAACGGCAAGGAGGTGAAAATCGGCACCGTTTACGCGCAAATGAAACGCGACGAGGCGATTGCTAACGGTGAATCTACGCAAAAACCACGAGAAGACCTACGAAAGTTAGCGGAAGAAGCCGCGGAAATAGCGCAGAAACGCGCAGACACCGCGCCGCCAGTCGACGATTCCGAAAGTAGCTTGACTCCCGCGAACATTATCCGGCACAAGGTCAAGCACGAAATGCCCACGTTCGTTCGCCATCTCGCGTTTGATTACGAGTTACTCGATCAGTCCGACGACGAAACCGTTTCTGCATACATGGGCCAGGTGAAGTTGTTGGTCGAGTGCGGACTGCGGTTGTTAGAACGCTACGAGATGCGAGAAGCCGAGCGCGCAATATATGCCGCGTCACTACAGATGTTTGAGCACTCCAAATCGGAGGAAAGCATCAGAAAAGTCGAAATGATGGAGGAGGAATACGACGATGAGAAATAGGCTGAATGTTGGTAAAACGGTTTACAAACGCTACAAAGTACGGGTAGAAAGCGACAAACGGAAGTCTCAGGCATTAATCGCGGAGGAGCGCGCTGCCGACTTAGTGCTTCATTCGTCGTACGTGACCACCCCGATTTACGAAAGTGGCGTTGTTGGTAAGGGCGAGCATGCAAGATTGATTAAGTTATTTACGGCGAATCTTGCGGCCCAGGAGTACGCACATGCCATCGGGAAACTGTACGAGTTTGACTTGCGCAACGCACATAACCGGGCGGCGGCTGTTGTCGAGTACGCGCTGCGGAACTTCCCTGGTGTTCGTGCTCTTCTTCAACAAAAGGGAAAGAAAGATGTGGACCTTTACTTCGCGTTCAAGGACGCGTCCCTGACAGAAAGCGCGCTTTGTGCGTTTATCGCCGGTATAGACATGCGTGATGACACCCGAATCGCCACGGAAGTAGCGCTAGTACAACGGTTCAGCAGAGAAAATAAACGATTTGACGCGACAATGAAGGCGCTTGGTGTCGATGTTCGTGATCCACTGGCGATTAAGCAAGCGGGTGAGTTCGTAAATTTCCGTGATTATATCATCGAAGCGTGGAGAGATGTTCCGTACTTTCAGCGTAGAGAGCCGTTTATCACGGAACTAATCGACCAAGCGGATCGCGTCTCGTATGACGTTAGCGATGGATTGATTAAGCCGTCACTCCGAGAGAAGCATAAGGACGACAACGCGCTTGAGCTGAAACGTGCAGCTACCCGAGAGTTCTCTGAAGGTTTCATCGCGCACTTAATCAATACGTTAGGGTTGGATTTCCACAAGATTGCCGAAAAGGTTGAACGGTACGAGGCACTTCACTAACGAAAGGAGCCGATCCCAATGCGCATTCTCACCGGAACCTGGCGTCGCCTCACCCCGCGCACCAAATTGCGGCTACTCCACGCCTGGGCTTCGCAAACACATCGCCAGACGCGCTAGAACCGCCCTATAAGCCGCGTTTGCCTCGCGGGTATATTACGTGTACCCTCACGTAAACCAAACGCTCTACGCGGCGTATAGACGGTCTCAGACGATAACTATACGAGGAGGTAACGAAATGACCAACGGTAACCTAACGCTAGACGAACTGTACGCGGCTGCGAACGAAATGTGCCGTAAACATTGGGGCGTGGATTATACGGGCACGATTCGACTTATGCCCGGACGCTGGCGTCGTCGGATGGCATACTACGTGTGGTCGGACAGGACGGGGCTCCGTGAGATACGCTTCAACTCGTACATGAACAAACAGTTATCGCGTGAACAAGTTCTCGGTAACCTTCTGCACGAACTAGTCCACTGGCGGCTGCATTCGCTCGGTATTCCGAGTAGCGATTGCGACCCGGAGTTTGTTCGTGAATGCATCCATGTGGGCGCCCCGTTAAGTCAGTCGAAGGCGGCGCAACATGCCGCGAAACTTTACGGAGGTGTTGCGAAATGACAACGAAACCGCCGATCATCTGCGGTCGCCCTTACGTTCTGTTTGATCCGGAACAGACGGCGGAGATAAAGCGGGTGGAGCGGAGAGACGATTTGCGTTTACGGATTTTGAACGGGATTAACGAGTCTCTTGCGGCAATTGACGAATATGTTGCGGAATTTTCATCAACGCCGGGATTACAGAATACCATCGAACTTGCCGCGCGGAAACTTCTTCACGTATCCGGCACAGTATTTTACGAAGATTTAGACGCGTATTACGAAGATGACGAATTGAAAACGGTAGAATGGCGTGGGGAGGTTGAGACGATATGACGCGAGAAGATCGGCCGACGCCGGAGGTGATCGCCGCGATCCGCGAGCGCGCCGAGAGGGCAACGCCGGGGCCGTGGCGGTGGAGTAATGCGAAGGTATTAAACGGTAAGTACGATTTCGTTCCGCAGGGGTCATATCTCGCAGACACGCTAATAATGTTCGGGGATACCTACGAAAACGGCGAACACGACGCTGAATTCATCGCCCACGCCCGCACGGACATTCCGCGATTGCTTGACGCGTTGGAGGCGGCGTATGAACGCGAGCGCAAGTTGATCGATGCGTTGCGTTGGTATGCGAAAACGGACAACTGGACCGAAGGGCGTTTGACGCGAATTGAGTATCCCGAAATAGTAGTTTCGGTCGCAGAAGAAGATGGCGGCCAACGCGCCAGCGCTACGTTAAAAGAACTCGGAATCGAAAAAGGATGGTGATGTGCAATGACCACGGACAAAATCACGGAATACCTCGAACAAATGGCGGTCAAACTCGGGGTCGCGGCGGAACACGTTTATGGCGTGCTCGTGCGGCAGCAGTTAGCGGAAGGGGTCGTTGCGATCTTGGTGGCTTTTGTATTCGCCGCTCTAGCGATTTGGCTGATCCGATTGGCATTTCGCTATTTTGACGAATGGGATGATCTTCGAATAGTTGTTCTGGCAGTTATTGTAGTTTGCTTCGGTACCGTACTTACCGCAGGTGGCTCGGGGATTCTTCACGTGGTCAACCCCGAATACTACGCGATCCGCGAAATCATGGAAACGATCAGAGGTGTCGTGAAATGACCGATTTCATGCTCGATTGTCCCAAAAGTGGTGAACCCTGTTATTGTACGAAAGAATGTTCGGCGATAGCGTCTCGTCGCATTGATAAGCGTGATCTCCTTCACGATTTATCAATATGCAACGCGGCAACTCCGGGTCCTCTCAATACAGATGGATACGAAGTGTTTACGGAGTATGTAGATACGACGTTGGACGATGCGTTAATTGCGCGTTTTAAGTCCGATGATGACGCAATCTTTTTCGCCGAAGCCCGCACCGGATGGCCTCACGCGATTGAGAGGGCTCTGAAAGCCGAGAATGAACGGGATCTCGCGTTTAATATGTACGTGGTGGCTGACGAGAACTGCAAGCGCTTGGAGTCGGAAGTCGATCGGTTGCGCGGGGTTCTCGAATACTTTGCGGTCAGCCCGATATTTCGCTTCGTGGAATCCCCGCATTCCTTGCGTCAAATGGCGCAAATGGCGTTGAGAAAGGAGGCAACCGCCGATGACCAATGAGAACACGCAGTATTGGAAGCGTGTAGTCGCGTATTTCGACCGCGTGGAGAAAGGCGAGGAGCGTCCGACTTATGACGAATTGGTCCGGCGCGCAAAGAGAACCGCACGGCACGGTCAAGCGGCGAACGACCGCGTGGCCGAGTTGGAAGCGGAGAACTCGCGGTTGCAATCGGAAATTCAAACGATAACGCACGTCATTTACTCGGAGGATGCCGAGAAAGAACGGTTGCGTGCGGAAATTTATAGGCTTCACGCCATCATCGAAAAGGGGGCGAGAAAGGGTGCCGAAAGCTAAACGTAACCTCCCGCCCGCCAAAGCGTGGCGCGAACGGGAGGTGGCGGACTGGAACACGACGACCTTCTGCGCGTACCTGTCCGACCGCCACGCGGAACTCTACGGCATCCCGTACGTGCCGGGCCGGGGCGGTTGGCGGGCCGAGCAAGGCATGATTAAACGGGAGATCACCGAGCACGGTCCGGAAGTGGTCAAACGGTTTATTGACGAGTGTTTCCGCGAGTATAAGCCAAAGCGCGAGTATCCCGGTCTTAACTTCACGTTCATGTACACGTATATGAGGGCGCGGGTGCTGCCGAAAGTGCTGGCGGAGGCGCGTGTGAATCGGGGCGACGATGTAAGGCATGAGATGACGGCGGAAGAATTGGCTGATTGGCTATAGAACGAAAGGAGCGATAAGAATGCGTGAAATCAAGTTTCGGGCGTGGGACGAGGAAAAGAAACGAATGTTTGATGGTGACGCAATCGAAGAACATGACCTGATCACTGGACTGTCTTACGGGAAGCTGTTTGTCGCTACAGAAGACCCGGACTGGCGCGAGATGACGGTCATGCAATTCACCGGCCTCCACGACAAGAACGGTCGGGAGATTTATGAGGGGGATCTTGTAAGGAATCATCGAAGGGTCTCCGTCTACGGTGATGAGATATTAAAGGTGATATATCAAGAAGCAGTAATTACTGAATCACCAGACGGCGTTCGTTGGACCTCAGAGAAGCCAGGATTTCGATTTATACGGATAGGTAAAGGGATGATAACTGCTTTTGTTCCTCATGAAGATTTAGAAGTCATCGGCAACATCTACGAGAACCCGGAGCTGCTTCAATCCGAAAAGCGCGTGTGATTTTCCCTTTCTGATGTACATTACCTTTCGGAGGTGATCGCGCTTGACGCAAAGCACTAACGCAAGTGCATGTATCCTTCGCGGCCCGTGTAAAACAGCGGATGACCCTGCGATATGCACCCGCCTTTGCCCGCACTTCATCGCCCTCCACGGGGCGTCCGGCGCAGGTGGTAGAGTGAGTGCCGCGAACATCCCGTCCGACTACCGCCATGTAACGGTAGCCACCTCGGTCGCGCGCCGGGATCAAGCGGCAGCCTACGCGATCGTGGACCGGTATATCGCGACGTTCGACCGCCAGTTTGAACCGGACGCGGGCGGACCAGAAGCCGCCGACAGGCGGATTAAGTCGCTATACCTCTATTCGCGCGAGCCTGGTACCGGCAAGACGACGACGGCCGCCGCGATTGCCAACACGTATCTCATCGCGCACTATATCGGCAGATTAAAGCGCGATAGGCAGCCGCTGCAGCGGCCGGTATACTTCCTCGATGTAAACGAGTGGCAGACGTTGTTCAACGCGTTCAATCGGCCGAGGGTCCCGGACCATATCGCGGAGCCAGCGAGTGATGCGTATTACCGCTCGATGGAACACGCTAAGGCCGCGCCGTTTCTCGTGATGGACGATATAGGCGTCCGGGACGCGACCGATGCGTTTCGCGGGGACTTACACGCGATAATCAACCATCGGGTGACGAATCGGTTGCCGACCGTTTATACCTCGAACGTGCCAATCGATGAGCTCGCGCAAGTGTTTGACGCGCGGCTGGCGGATCGGGTGCGGGACCAATGCGCGGTCGTGACGTTTAAAGGCGAATCGAAAAGAGGGGTTCGAAAATGACCGAACAGCAGATCATTGAAACGCTGGCAACGAAGGTGATGGGGTGGGAGAAACGGGACTTGCAAGAGCTGGACTATTGGTATCACGACGGGAAAGTCATCTGTCGTAGAGGGAACTGGAACCCACTCCAAAACAAAGCCGATGCGTGGATGATTGTGAAAAAGCTGGAACAAGAATTTGATGCTGTTTGCTTGATGAAAGAAGGGGAAGAGTGGCGATTTTATGTCGGTAGGTACGATGCTGATGAGTATGAAGCGACAGCACCAACTGCCCAAGAAGCCATCTGCAACGTTGCGATAAAGGCGGTGGAGGCTACCGAATGATACGCGCCATCCTACTACATTACCACGGCTGGCGCATGAGACGCGCCGTTCGCAAGCAAGTCCGGGCCGAAAAGGAGTTCACGCGCCACTGGATCGAGTGGCACGCGCTGCGCCGTTCGCTTTAATTAAACGGAAAACTTGTCAAGCACTTTTTTCACAAAAATCACCACACTAGACACAATTAAACCGAATCCAACGGAAAAAGACAGAATGTAACGGAATAGAAAAACGAGTTTAGTAAAAATGAAAGGAAAACCCCGTGTTATGATGGAGGTGGCCGGATGGAGCCGCGCTTCAAGATCGGCGACCGTGTTACCGTCAAAGGCTACGGTAATCGTGTATACGAAGTCCTCGGGTACACGGTCAGTGAATATACGGACGCGTCCGGAACGATAACCGAATTGTATTACGATGTGGGACCAGTAGACATTATCGGAGTGTTCGAGGTGATCGAAGCCGCCGAAGAGGACATGACGCTCGTTGGGCCGCCCGATCTAAGTGCCGTGTACTTCTTTCCCGAGAAGCCGATCGATTACGTTATTACGTTTACGTTTGCGCCGGAATCGATCATCTCCGATGCGGACAGGCGAGAGGCGTATATAAACGGAAACGATACGCGAAATGTACGCAGAGACTACGCGAACATGACGCCCGAGGAGCTCATCGAAATGTACGCCGATTACATGGCGCTGGACCGCGCGTTTGGTGGCCGGGTGTACAAACGGAGGGCGGACGCGATCATGGCGGAATTACACAAACGGAAGGAGGCGAAATAAACGATGGCATACGGCGAACAGTTACTCTCGAAAATTATTGACGTGAATGACCCTGCCGCCCTTATCCGGTTCGATATCCGCGAGGAACATTTCGGGACCGAGGCCGAGCGCTCCGCTTACCGGTTTATCCGCGAGTATGCGGAGGTGAACGGTGGGCGCGCTCCGGACTATCGGACGGTCGTCGCGGAAGTCAAGGGGTTCACGTACATGCCGGAAGTGGGCGATAGCGTCGAGTACCTGGCGCGGAAGGTGAAGGAGGGCGCGGGTAAACGGCAGCTTCACGAGTTCCTGACGAGCCATGAGTTCGGGAAGAAGTTCACGGAAATGTCCCCGGAAGAGTTTTCGGACTGGTTGATTTCGGAAGTCCAAAGCGTTAAAATGAGAACAAGTGTTCGTAATCGAGTGGGAACGGACATCAAGCGGGACACGGATGCGTTTCTTGACGAATATCGCAAACGCAAGGAAGGACGTTCGTTCAAGATTTGGCGCTCGAAATTTCCGACAATCAACCGCGAAATAGGCGGGTACCTTTCCGGCAACATGTATACGTGGTACGGTCGATCTGGCCGCGGCAAGTCCGTATTCACGATGGAGGAGGCGATAGAGTCCGCGTTCCAGGGCGCAACCGTTCTCGTGTGGGCGATGGAGATGTCGTGGTTCGAATGGCTGGCGCGTGCTTACTCGTCAGTATCTGCTCGACTCGGTAAGTGCATCGCGAAGATCGACGGAGTGGACTACGAAGCCGGTTTCGAGAACCGGGCGTTGCTGACCGGGAAGCTGCCGGAAGAGTTCGAGAAAGGCTTCGAAGAATTTCTTGCGGAGTTAAACGAGATGATTCCGGGAAACATCGTTCTGCGTGCGGCCGATCATCCGGATTTCACCTCGCGGCGAGTACGCGACCTAGAAGCGGATATTCTCGCGACGAAGGCAGACATCGTCGTGATCGACCCGTACTATTACATGCACTACGAGAAGAACACGTCGAAAACAGCGGGCGGTGATGCGGCAGCAACGTCGATGAAATTACGTGCGCTGGCCGGGAGGACGCAGACGGTCATTCACGGCATCACGCAAGCGGATGAAGTTCGCGATGATAAAGACGACGAAGGAAACCGGGAATTGCGGCCACCGACTCGCGCAGAACTAAAGAAAAGCAAACAGTTCCTGGAGGATTCCGCGCTCACGCTCGGCATCGACACGCTGGATGGTATCGGTGTTATCCAGTTGAACAAAGGGCGAAACGGCGGCGAGGGAATACGAGTCGAAGTATTATACCTACCAAACTATGGGATTGTTCGCGAGATAGAAACGGGGGAGGAAGCGGCAAAACAATTCGTTAGCATTTTTTGATATTAACCACTTGCGTTCCTAATTGGGAACAGTTACAATGTAGACAAAGTTCCTTATTAGAAACTATGGTGAGGTAATGAAGATGTACAAGGATTGTATTGAAGAAGTGCTAACTGCGGCAGAGGTAGACAGGAAGTGGGGAAAATCACATGGTACCACTAAGGTGTACTGTCAACGCGGCATCTTCACCGATAAAGAGGCCCGTAAATCCGGCGGTACATGGCTTGTCACCTATAGCGGCGCGGTTAGAGTCTTCGGCAACCCACCGGAAAGGGGTGACGAATCTGAAAATTGATGTCCGTGCCGAACTCGAATCCTTCCCGTGGAAACGAGCCACATGGACACCCGACAAGTTAACCGCGGCCTCCCCGTTTCGCTACGACGGCACGCCGTCCTTCTACGTATGGCTCGCGAACAATCCCGTAACCGGCGCGCGTGCTGGCGATTGGGGCGACTACGGCGCGACCGATCCCGAGTACCGACGCGGTGGCATCGTGAAGCTCCTCGCGTTCCTGCGTAACGAAACCGAGGAGGAAACGGAGGAGTATCTACGATGGAAGTACGGGGAGGCAACGGGAGACGCCGAGAACCTAACGTTAGACCTATCGGGAGTCCTCCGATTGCCTGAGCGGAGGCAGCCGTTGGACCCACGAATACTAAACGCATGGGACTGCGAACATCCATACTTGTGCCTACGCGGAATAAGTCCGGAGGTACAGAAGGAAATGCGGGTCGGATACGATATAAAAAGAAAGGCGATAACGATTCCGTGGTTCCTTCCGGACGGTTCACTTGGCAACGTCAAGTTCCGTCGCGTCGATTCTAAAGCGTTCTGGTACGTCAAAGGAGGCTGGCCCATTCGCGAGCTCGTTTACGGAATAGACGCAATCTACCGAAAACGAGCGAAGGTGGCCGTCCTGGTTGAAGCGGAAATTGACGCGATGTACGTCATGACCGCGGGTTTCCCGGCGGTTGCGGTCGGGGGGGCGTTATTCAGCGAGGAGAAGGCGGAGGTCATCCGGAGGAGTCCGATCGAACGGCTGCTCATCGCGACGGACAACGATGAGGCAGGAAAGAAGTTGCGAGAGCAGGTAATCGAGAAGATGACGGGATACTGCGAGTTGCTGTCGGTGGAGTTTCCGGAGACGTATAAGGACGTCAACGAGATCACGGACTTGGACGAGTTGCGTGGGTACATAGAAAGAGCTGCTCCTGTCAATTGGTACAAGTTTCCTCTTTTGTCGCAACAAGTCGACAAGTCTCGCGGGACAGATTCGACAAAGATTTGCTAAAATAAGCCATACGATGTACCCAAATTTGGGGTACAATAAGCCCGGAGTAGAACGAAGTCTACTCGTTCATGTCCCTGTCTTCTTCCGCCCTCGGAACCCATTCCCACTCCCACAGATCGTCGATGTGGCAGCTACAAAATTCGGCGATATCCTTCTGTGTGTTTAAGGGGATAGGGCGTCGATTGTTCGCCCAGTCACTGACGCGTTGCCTAGATACGCGTAGCCACTTTGCCAAAGCAGCCTGCGTCTTTTTCGCTTCTTTGAGGCGGCGCTTCAACAGGGACTTCCGGGCTACAAACGGCATCGGAAGTACCCCCGTGTTAGTTGATCAGACTTAATCTTTATTGGTAACCACGTCTTCTAATTTTATCTCCACCACCCTTTCTATCGGTACTTTAAGATAGCGGCATATCCGGTCAATAATGTCTAACCTTACGGACTCATTCTTTGCGAATTTAGCAACAGTACCGGATGCTAGTTTGCAATCTCGGACAAGATCCATGAGCTTCACATTTTTCGACTCTAGGGTGCGGAAAAGAGGCTCGTAACTAATCATATAGAATTCACCTCCATCCATGCACAAAACCTCATTCACAAACATAGATATGAGGTATATAATGTCATTATAACCTGTTTTTGTGAAAGGAGGATAATTTTTAGAAAAAAAATTATGCGCACATGTCCCAAAATGGCAATTTGCTGTGCGTATATAACTAGGAACAAAGAAAAGGAGTGATGAGATGGTTAACTCTGACAAACTGAATACCCTCGCTTTGATGGCACAGAGAGGTTGCCCAGAATCCGAGCTCGATATCTTATTACGATTCATGCCAGTAATCGAGCGGATTTCAAAAACCATCAGACACCTGATTGACGACGAAGTTGCATTTGAGGCGTATTGCTATAATCTGATCAAACAAGCAATCCGGAAGTATGACGAGTCAAAAGGCAATCTGCGCTGGCAAATTGAAATCAGACTCAGGGACGCACGAAGGCATTTTATTAAAAACAGAAGTAAACGACGAAAAATACAAGTATCGTACGAATTTATTACTGGGCGAACAGATGTTGACGAAGAGAGAAAAAGAACCATCGAATTTGAAGATGTATTGGCGGACATCGAGTCGATGGTTTGTGAGAGAGAAAGGCTTCAAGAAAAAATCGCCCTTTTGGCGAAGGGCGATCCCAAAAAGACCACGATCCTCAACGCTTGGCTCATCGGATTTGATAACGATTCGGAACTTGCACTGTTGTTGGCGCAACAGTACGGAGGTAAATCCGAATCTCATCGACGAACCATTACACGCTTCAGATCATATTGTCAGGCTGTCTTGGCTGGATCAGCCTGACAATTTCGAGGACCAGGAATTGGCGCGTTTAGGCATCACGCGTCGATTCCGTCCTCATGACTAAGTATAACCAACGTTGATAACCATAATCAACACATTGTAGGTTTTTTCCAGATAAAAACAACTACGTTTATTATCTTATTAGTTTGGCATCTACTTGTCAAGCGTATTTGTCACGGAAATTTTCGACAATTACACGAAAGTTATACGAATCGGAGGCGATATATTCATGAGACGAATCTCTATTTACGATATTATACGAAATGACTACGAAATGGTTTCGCGAATCTACGAAAACGCAACGCTCGATTACAACGGGGCTCCGGGACCAGACGAGGACCCGGCCGACTACCTTCCGCGCGGAGGCGTGATCCAGGCGGTGAGGATCGCATGAGCTTCGCGGTTGCCGCTGGGGCCAACGTTACGCCCCGGAAAATCACCGTCACTCAACACGCAATCGACGAGGCGGTGCGGGATTTCCGAGTCCCGCGCCAGACCGCCGAGGAGTGGGTCCGGTTGAACTTCCGCAAGGCCCGGTTCATCGCGAACATCATATCGGGCGAGGGCAAGCCAACGCGCCTTTTCGGATATAACGGGATTGCCTTCGCGGTTGATCCGCATGAAGACTGTGTAATCACCGTTTACCCTGCGACGCCAAAAGCGTCTGTACGCGATAAGATTCACGAAATGGTCACCCGTGATCTCCGCAAGATCGAACGTAAGGAGTCGATACTTGAGCGTCGAATCGCGCTGACCAAGGCGGATCTCGACATCGAAAAAGCCGCGTTGCAACTCCGGCTGCTCCGCGCGAGAAGCCTGGCGACCAAACTCGCGTGCCAGGCGAGGATCAACGCGATTAACGAATACTTTACGCAGCTTGACGCAGACCTGCTCGCGGTCAAAAACGAAAAGCGAGCGGTGGCGAAAACGGTGGTTGCGTATATGTGAAGGGAGGTTATCAGATGGTAAGGGTTTTCTTAACTGTCGGTTGGGACGCGGAAGAGTTCCTCGTACCGTTGAAAATCGACTCGGCATCGCAGCACATCGCATCAATCAGAAGATGTGATCGACTGTTATCTGTCGGACATCGTACACGCGGCGATGTGGGGGTCTTGTAATCCCGGCGCTTCACGCGTCGGCAAGGCGGTGTCGGCGCTAGTTGAGACCGATCGACTCGCGCAGGGATAATCGGACGGTTGAGACGGATCAACCCGATGGCCCCGCTGATGCCGTCTCGCGGGCGCGGGAATGTCCGGCGCTCGAACGAAATCTATACGATAAGGAGCGATGTGAAACGATGAGCATCCGCAACAAATTGAAGGAACGCGAAGAGGCACGCGACAAGGCGGCGCAAGGGGCTGGCGGAGGAATCAACGCAGGCCTGCCGGAAGGTGTCACGCGGTACGTCAAACTCGGCCAGGAACTCAAGGACGGGAAGACGTTCGTGCCCCTCGCGGAACCCGACATGTGGTTCTTCTACTACGTGCATGAGGACGGCCAATTCTCCCCGCGCGAAGTGTACGTACAGAAGCATACGTGCCTGCACAGCCCGCACGCCGCGCCAGCGTCGAAAGAGGAGTCGCCGGACCTGTTCGACCAGTACGTGAAGCCGAACGGCTCCGTATGCCTGTCGTGCCGCGCGAAGGCAAAACGGAAACTCTACTTCATGCTGCCGGTGTACGATCCGGAATACGGGACCTGGCGCGTGCTCGATTTGAAGGAGTTCCACGCGGGCAAACTGATCGACGACTACGACAAGCTCGAGAAGGCCGCGAAAAAGTTTAACAAGGATTATACGTTGGTTGGAGATGCGGTAGTCATCCGTAAGACGGCGGACGGCAAGTCGTACTCGATGGAGTCCGGGGAACTTGACGAGGCCACGCTTGAAGCCGCCCGCGCGTTCATCGGCAGCCCCGAGATCAATTACGAGGAGCTCGCGAACTTCCGCGACGAGGCCGACATCCGGGAGATCCTCGAAAAGGCAACGGACGGTCACGTTGACAAGTCGGTGCTGTTGAATTTCTAACGAAGAGGAGGCGGTTGAATGGCGAAAATAATCGAGGTTCTCATCGCGGTAATTATGTTTAATTTACTCGCGGTGTTTATCTCCTTTATTACCGGATTAGATTACTCGCGCTCTATCGTTGCGGTGGTGGTCGGTTACCTCGCATCGGATTTCATAGATAAGATTACCGACTAAGGAGGCGGTCTGGTGGCGCAAGCAATCCAACGAGAAAAGAAGCTGACGCTCGCGATCAACGTGAACAAGGCGGAGGAACTGCCGCAGACGGCCGTATATATCGGAATGTTCCTCGACACGCTTGACGCCGAGGACGAATACGACATCGACCTCCACGTCGGGGTTAACGCGCCGAAAGAGGACGAGAAGCCGCCGATTGGGTTCGGGACGCATGCAAAGGGGTTCGAAGTGGTAAGCGACCTGGTAGAGATCGATCTTGACGACGAGGAGGAACCGGATGGCGAACCAATCGACTAATATCGGCGCCCATTCCGAGCTGGTCGCGGCGACCGCGCTGCTGGCGGCTGGCTACGAAGTGGCCCGGCCCCTCGCGGCAGAATCGTACGACCTGGCGGCGCGCGATCCGGTGACCGGCGAATGGGCCACGTACCAGGTCAAGACGGCGAGGTACCGGCCCGACCGGAACGCGTACGTGGTATACGCGACGCGAACGAATGGCGAGGCGTACACGCGCGATGACTGCGATTACCTTATCGGGGTGCTCGACGACGCGGTGTACGTGATCGAGAACCGGGAGATCGGCGAGTATTGGGTCTCGCCGGACAATATCGACGCGAAGTGGCGGAAGTTGACCGTGGGGATTCGAAAAGAAACGAAGGAGGCGGTTTGATGACTGCGTTCAAGGACGGCATTATCGTTCACGAAGGGAAGAAGTACCGGAAGGTTGATCGTGACGTACGGAATGGGGACATGGTTGTGGCAGTTGTCAAGAGCGGGGATGTAACAGTAGGCAACGTATATCAGGTACGAGAAGATTACATCGGCCTGTATTTCATCGATGACGGCGGCGATAGGCGCTGGTGTCCGATTGCATGGGGCCACGTTAAGCCTATCGAACCGGTAACCGCCGACCTCGCCGCGCTCGAATCCGAACTGGCCGCGACCAAAGCGAAACTCGAGGAACTCGAAAAGCAGTTGGCGGAGGCAAAACGCGATGATAACGCGGAAAAGTGGGCGAAGATCGGCCGCAAGCCTGGCGAGTTTAAGGTCGGGGATATCGTAAAGACTTTAGATGATGTCGGAGGTCATCCCGTTGGTACCATCGGAATCCTCGAATGGGACAACAGACTCGAAAAACTTCGTGTTAGAGCCAACGGAGAACTGTATTCCCACCAATACGAACTCGTCGCCCCCGTCGAGTCCGTCGTAAACCTGAAAGGGTGACACAACATTGGCTAACGCCACAAGGCCTAACGTCCAATTGCGTCTGAATCTCCGTTCGCCGACCGCAGAGGACACCGAAAAGAAAGCGCGGATAACGGAGGCCCAACGGAAGAAGGCGGCGGTCGAGGAAACGATCGAGCAGGCGTGGGAACGGATCGGCGCGTTGAAACTCACGGATAAGGAGCGCGAACTGTACAACGCGGCGAAGGAGGCGTTCTTCTCGGGCACGATAGGCAGGTGCTCGAGTAACGCCGGTAAGAAGCTGACGAAGGGCGAAGTGCTCTCGATGGGAGCCGCCGTCATGCGCCAACGTGACGAGGCTCTCCGTAAAGAGAGAATCGCCGAGACTTTGCGCACCAAGCCCGCAAACTATCACATTATCACGGACGACCGTGATCTTGCTCGAATGATGGACCGGCTGCGCGAGGAGGTGCGCCGCCAAAAAGATGACCCCTGGTTCCGGAAAGTGTTCCGCCTATTCAACGATACACACATCCGGCGCAAACTCCTCTCTCGCGGTATCGAAATCCCGTTGGTCCAATCGTTTACCGCGTGGGACACGGAAACCTCCGGACTCGACAAAATGATCGATCTTTCCGGCGGTTACTCGTTCTGGCTCCCGTTGCTCGACGAAGGTTATTACGTCGCCTACGGGCATTTGACGGGAGAGAAGCAGTGTACCCGATCGGTTGCGTTAGATGTGATCCGGGCGTTTATGGAGGACGCCCGGCACATCAAAGCGTTCCACAACGCGGAGTTCGACTTGTCGATTTTGACCAATGATGGGTTTCGACCACGAGGTGTCCGGTACGACTCGAAGGATGCGCAGTTCATCCTCTACGACCACGAGGAATCGTACTCGTTGAAACCGTTGGTCACGAAGTATAAGGCCGCGATTAAGTCGATGTTCGACGTGGAGTTCGACGATTACACTTACGAGGATTTGTTCGGCGACTCCAATCCGATGCTCCACCCGATTGAGGTTGTCGGCATCTACGCGATCAAGGACGTTCATAAAGGTTGGTATCTGACGCGTTGGCAAATCGAAATGATGCTCGCGCACGACAACCTCTACCGGCCGTACTTCGAGATACGGCAGTACCTCCCTGAAGTGAACGTAACAATCGAGCGTACCGGGTTCAACGTCAACCTGGTGAAGCTGGCGGCGCTCGGCGAGGAGTACCGTCCGGAACGCGACGAGGCGCGCCGGAAACTGTTCGAAGCGTACAAGATCGACGACGCGTTCCTCTACAAGATGTCGATGGCTCTCCGCGGCGAGAAGATCACGAGGTGGTGCGAGGAGCAACGAAAGCGCATCGAAAAACGCCACGAAATGATCGAGCGCTGCAAACGAGAGCTCGCGACCACGAATCCGAAAACGAAGAAATACGCAGAGTTGAAGGAACGCTTGCGCCGGTACGAGTCCGAGGAGCTACCGGCGGCGATTCCGCAGAACGCACCGGACTTTATCCGCGAGTTCAAGCTGTCCTCTGATGATCACGTCGCGTACCTCGTCTACGATTACCTGGGCATTCCGGACCGGACGAAAGAAATCGTCAAGGACAAGACGAAGGAACGCGCGGTGTCATCCGACGTTTTGCAGGCATACGCGGAAGACGAACCGGGGCTCGCGCCGCTGGCCGAGTATTCGAAGTACGAGAAGCTTATCGGGACGTATATCGAAAAGATCCCGGATGCGATTGACGTGGACGGCCGCCTTCATACGCAGCTCCGAACAGTTTCGACCGGTCGTTACGGGTCCAGCGGCTATAAGGGCAAGCCGAACAAGATTAAGCCCGCATATGTAACAGACGAGAATTACCTCACTGTAATGAAGATGCTCGTCGAGTGCGAGGAGCGCGTGAGCAAGGGGACCAACGTTCAAAACATCCCGTCGCGTAACGAAGAGGGGCTGCGCGTCCGGATGACGTTCGAACCGACACCCGGTTATACGTTCTTGGGCAGCGACCTCTCCTCGATTGAACCGCGTATCCAAGCGCATCGAATGGCGTCCGAGTTCGGCGACGAGATTTTCGCGGAGATGTATCGGAAAGGACTCGACCCGTACGTAGAATTCGCGGCCATTCTGTTCGAGGTGTCGCGGGAACTGTGCGAAGAGAAGGCGTACAAGGCCGGAATTGCTGCGGTTCCCTACCGCAAGCTGATGAAGGATATGTTTCTCGCGGAGGGGTACGGTCAGGCCGTTGAACAATTCGTGAAAACGGCCGTCAAGCGAGGCGTGTCCGAGGAGGCCGCGAAACGGGCTTACGCGAAGTTTGACGAGGTACTCCCGGGATTCAAACGCATGGTTGAGACAACGTTCGAACACCTGCGGAAGCACGGATGGGTCGCGACTTTATGGGGTCAGAAACGGAGGTTCCCGCAATATGTAGCGCAATGGAAACGGCTCTGCGCGTTGATGAAAAAGGCGGGGATCAATGGCAAGAACGACCCGGACCTCGGGAAAAAGTCTCGCCGACTCAGCCGCGATGAATGTACCGAGTTCTGGCAGCTTATTCGTGAAACGGGTCGCGCCGAACGTCAGGCGTTTAACCATACGATCCAGGGCACGGGCGCTAACATTCTGCAACTCTGCATGATCCGAGCGTATTACGAGTGCGTTTTGGCACGCGGTTGGGAGTTCAACTTGACGCTACACGACGAGTTGAAGTTCAGCGTGCCCAACGATCAGATGACACCGGAGGCTACCGCGCTACTGGACGACATTATGACGAACACGGTGGATCTGCTTGTTCCATTGGCGTGTGACACCGTAATCGAACCGTGCTGGATGCGCGAAGTAAAACCGGAGGACTGGTTCAATACCGAAGAGGAGGACGATGCCTTATCTCTCAATTAGCGGAAGATTTCAAAGCGATGCTCGACCGGTATCATTCCGCGCCCGAAGTTTGGGACGACCAACTTGACGCGTTGATCCATGAACAGCAAGCGAAAATTCTGCGGACCCGCCGTTTCTTCGATTTCAAATCGCAACCGTACTTTTCCCCGTCGAGCGCTAACGCGTGCAAACGCGAGCTATACGAAAAGTTGCGCGGCGCGAAGAAGGACGTACAGATCCGGCCGCCACATCAGGGCCGCTGGACCCGGTTGGGCACCGCGATCGGCGCGATGATCCAGCGCGACCTCCTGTTCATCGAAAAGCATTACGAGAAGATGTTCGGGGAGGTCCCGCCATTCACCGTTGAGCGCACGCCGGAAGGCTACCCGGCCTGGGAGGATTTCGCCACGCGCCTCCACGTCGTTGAACACGGAGGCCACCGGTTCGCCCTCTACGGCAAGCCTGACGGAATCCTGCGCTACAAGGACGGTCGACGCGTAGGTCTGGAACTGAAGAGCAAGCAGACAACAGCCGGCAAGACCGGATCGATGCGTGAGGCCGAAGGCAAGCACGTTGTGCAAACGGTGGTGTATACGGAAATGTACGCGCCACTCGACGATTACCTCATCGTCTACGTCAACGCCGCGAAAAAGGATTGGGCGATGACCGAGGAGGAGTACGCGAAGAACCCGGATTTGGTCGCGTTCCATATCACGGTAACGGACGACGACCGCGCCGCGCTCCTCGACGAATTGGCGAGCGTGGTGCAAGCGGTGAAAGACGGGACGCCGCCACCGTTGGAACTCGACAAGTGGACCTTTAATAACTATAAGACCGCGTGCGCCCTCTCGTTGTCTGACGAGGAGTACGCGGAGATTCAACGGCAGGCGCGCGCGATGATGCGGTCGAGGCTTCCGGAGTGGAAGAAGGCGCAATTTTGGGAAGCGTACGAGTTTATTAAAGCGGTGCGCGAAAGGGGCGTTGCGTAGTGGGATACATTCTCCGCGAAGTATACGAAAGTGATGGGGTAACCCCGAAACAGGATACACCGAATATGACTTATGGCGATTACGTTGGGAAAGTGGTGCGCCAATCTATGCGCCTGCGATTTGGCACGGAATCCTCCCGCCGCCCTCTCAACATTCATGCGGATGTTTCCCGAAGGTACGAACGGTGACATGCCCAAACAGCGGTCCGTGTTATTGTACTGGCGCATGCATGGGACGGGAGGTGCCGGATAATTTCGAGGGCTACAAAAAGTAAAGCGTTACGATATCTCGGCCTCGACCTTTCGTTATCCTCGCCAGGATTCGCGGTAATCGAGGTCGCCGACCGGAAGCCGCGCCTCATCACGACGGCGCACGTAAAAACGGGGTCTGACGACCCTCAAGCGTTGCGTTACGAACTGATCGAGGCGTACACGCTCCTGTTCTTGCGCGAGCAGCTACGGGCGGGCCCGTTCGAGGCCATCGTGCGCGAGACGTGGCCGCCAGCGCGAGATTATCGGCAGAACGATAAGATTCACGGGGCGTGGTCGGCGGTCGATCGGGCGCTTTCACGATACGGATACGAGGTTAACGCAAACCTAACGCCATCTAGCGTGAAGCGAACGGTGACCGGCAACGGCAAGGCGGAAAAAGCGGAGGTCGCCGCGGCGGTCCGGCGGTTGCTCGGGCTCACGGAAGATTACCGGTTCGCGACCGATGATGAAAGCGATGCATGCGCCGTGGTACTGGCGTACTTGATCGCGAATGATTTGATTGATCATTGAGGAGGCGTTTTGATGCTGGATTGCACGAAGATCAAAACATTTACTCCGATTATTCCTGCAGGTACGGGGCCAACCTTTACCAACGCTCACGAGGCTTTACTTGATATGATTCACGATATGAACGAATCTTCTGGTGGTACTTTCTCCTTCGATGAAGAAAACAAGGTTGCGGCGTTTATGAATCACGTACTTTCCGTTTCAGATTGGATCGACGGGACATATCCGATCTTTCCTGATTACGAACTCGAAGTAAAAACGATGCAAAAGTGGCAATTCGACCAAATGCCGGAATTCGACGGCTATTAAAGGGAGGCGTTTTGATGAAAGACTCCCTCGCGTTTGTTGTAGCGGTGATTCTCGCGGTAGCCATATGGTTCGCGACTGTCTCGTTAACAGCGTGGCTCGTCTCGATTTTGGTCGAGTTCCTGTTCGAAGTCGAGTTCGGGTTCTGGAAGGCGTTCGCCTCCGTTGTGCTTATCGACGTGTTCTCGAATCTCGTGTTCAGCGGAATGCCCCGCGTGACCAAACAGTGACCCGTCACTTTGACGACTGGGATACGCCTTTTGAAACACGCCGCCTCCGTTATCTCCGGCAAGAGTTAGCGGAGGTCGAGCGGCAGATTGCGCGGCATGAGCGGAAATTGCGCGAGTTGAAAACGGAGAGAAACGAATTAGCGGAGGCAGTGAAAAGGAGCGATGAGATTGACGCTGATTGACGACGTAAAACTTTCGGAACAATTTCTCGAACAATATCGCGGTAAACAACCGAAATGGGGATTCGGGGGACTCGGATACATCATCTATCTACGGACGTATGCGCGGAAGAAGCCGGATGGCACTCTCGAACGATGGGACGAAACGGTGCGGCGGATTACCGAGGGAAACTTCCGGATCGAGGCGAAACGGCTTGCGGAGATCGGTCGCCTGACCCCGGAGAAGGTTGCGGAACTCAACCGCGAGATGGAGCGATTCTATCATCTGACGTTCAATCTCGTAATGTCTCCGCCGGGCCGCGGGCTCTGGATGAGCGGAACCGAGTACGCGGAGAAGATCGGGGACGCCGAGAACAACTGTTGGGGCGTATCGATGCGGCCGCAGCCGTACGAACCCGGGGGCGAGCCGAAAGTGTCCTTCGCGCCGGTGTTCACGTTCGACCAGGCGATGAAAGGCGGCGGCGTCGGGGTGAACGTACAGCGCAAGTACGTTAGCCAGATTCCGAAGGTTAATAACGATCTGTGGCTGCGTTTTGTCTGCGAGAAAGAACACCCTGACTACGAAAGCGAATTGAAGCCACTCGGCGTTGATGACAATCCGATGTGTACGATGGACGCTCCCTATTTTGGCTTCCGTGTTATCCGTGTGAAGGATTCTCGCGAGGGATGGGCGGAAGCACTCCGTGAAGTAATCGATGCACATTACGACGGCGTCACAAAAATGTTCGTCGACGTGTCTGACGTTCGCCCGCGCGGTGCCGATATCAAAGGATTCGGCGGCGTTGCGTCCGGTCCCGCACCACTCGTCGCGATGCTACAGAAGGTCAACGAGATTCTCAACAATCGCGTGGATGACTACGTGACGCCGACGGAATGGGGCGACATTATCCAGAACATCGGGTGTTGCGTCGTGGCCGGTAACGTCCGCCGTACTGCACTCATCTTCATCGGAGACAACACGGATAAGGAATTCGTCGAGTCGAAGAACTACGCGCTCGAAAAGAACAAAGCCGCGAGTCAGTGGCGTTGGGCCTCGAACAACTCGGTCGATATTGGCTCGGATACAGACCGCGAAACACTCCGGGACATGGCCGTGAACATCTACTATAACGGCGAACCAGGTTATGTGAATATCGATCTCTCGCGCAACTTCGGCCGGATTATCGACGGATTCCAAAAGAACATCGACGGCGAGGTCGAAGTGTTTAACCCCTGCGGGGAGATCACGTTACCTAACGGTTCCCCGTGCAACCTGTTCGAAATCAACTTACCGCGAATCCACGAATACATCACGAAAGGAATCGAAGGCGAAACGCTGTACGACGAGGTAGCGTATCTGGCTACTCGTTACGCGTACCGCATCACGTTCCGCCCGTACGAATGGGCCGTTACGCGCGACGTCGTGAGCCGCCACCGTCGCCTGGGCGTTGGCATCACGGGAATCACCGATTGGGTGCTGATGCGGTTTGGTCAGCGTGCGATCCTCGGATTTGACGCGGAAGGCAATCCGATCTTCAACCAAGACGTATGCAACGCGCTTGATTCGCTGTACAAGGCGGTGCGCGCCGCGAACGAGGAACACGCGAAACAGCTCGACGCTAACCCCTCGATCAAGGTCACGACCGTCAAGCCATCCGGAACTATTTCGCTGCTGATGGGCGTATCTCCCGGTCAGCACTATCACTGGGCCCCGTACATGATTCGCCGCGTGAGGATGTCGACGCATGCTCCGTTGGTCCCCGTTTTGATTCATTGCGGGTACAACGTGGAGCCCGCGATCCAGGGCTTCAATCCGGACGGCTCATACGTGTACAACTACAACACCGTAGTCGTTGATTTCCCCGTGAAGGCCCCGACCGCCGAGCATCCGCAGCTCCAATCGGCCGGCGACGTGCCTCTCCGCGAACAGGCCGCGCTCCAAGCGTTGCTCGCCACGTACTGGTCCGACAACGCGGTGTCTGCGACACTCTCGTTCCACAAAGCGAAACCGAAGCCGGTCTACTTCGCGGACGGAACGGTGCTCCTCGATAAGTTCGGTAATCCCGAACTCAAGATCGACAAACGCGACGAGGAACGCGTGATCGACGAGATTACCGATGTGCTCGACCGGTACAAGGGCGTGATTAAGTCGACGTCGCTGCTTCCGTACGCGACCGATACGTATCCGCAGATGCCATACGAGGCGATTACGAAGGAGCGCTACGAGGAGATGGTCGCGCGAATCAAGGCGAAGCCGTGGGAGGTTATCGGCGGGTCAATTGTGGCGGAAGACGAAGGCGCCGTTGATTCCTCAACGGAATGTGTCGGGGGAGCGTGTCCGATTCGATGAGCCCTACGCTTGCTTTAATTCTTGCATCCGTTGCGTTGGTAATTGCGGGTTTAGTGGCGTTGATTCCTAAACCGAAGTGTCCGCATTGCGAGCGACGAGATTTCATTAGCGTTCGATGCTTCATGTATTACTGTGACTTATGCGATAGATTCGCGGAGTAAACGGGAGCGCCCCGTGCGCTCCTCCCGGCTACGGCCGAAATCATAACGGAGGTGGTCGTCTTGACATTGCGAGTTTTGAACGGAATTTGCGCTTTGATATGGGCGGGACATTTCTTTGCGTACGCGATGTATAGCGTAGAAATTCCGGCATTTACCACAGGGTTTGCGATGTTGCTGGCCGTGATCTGTTTCGCAGAAAAAGCGCTTGATTAAACGGAGGTGGTAACGTGGAGATTTTGTACACTTATACGAAAACAATGGATGTGAGCGGCCTTGTTATTGCTGCAATCGTGCTTACGATCTTTTTCGGGGGTTTTGCGTGGATCCTCTTCAGCGACAAAGCATTCGTACTCGGAACAATCTGCGCGACCATAAGCGCTCTGTCGGCGGTATTCGTAGTCGATGTGGGTGACGCGTTTATCTCCGGCTCGCTCGACGAGACATATCACGAAGTCGTCATCACCGACATGTCCAAGTTCGACACGTCGAAATACAAAATCGTTGAGCAGCGCGGAAAGATTTTCGTTGTCCAGGAGATTTCGCGATAACAACAAAGGAGGCGCGCCCATGTACGGACTCACGCAAGAACAACGCGATCTTATCGAATGGTTGCGCGATGGCGAGCGGATTAAAACGAAATTCGAACGGAGGGAGCCTATGACTCACGATAAACTTGACGCTATTTTCGATATGCAATACGCGCTGGACCAACGAATTATCGACGAACGTGGTATCGAAAAGACGACGGAGGAATGGGTGCGCGACCTTACGGTCGCCCTCGAAGACGAGATAAGCGAGGTGCGCGCGTGTGTCAACTGGAAATGGTGGAAGAACCCAAAACCGGTTGATTACGACGAACTGCGCGGCGAGGTCATCGACTTGTGGCACTTCCTCGTCAGTCTATCGCAAAAGGTCGGACTGACTGCGGATGATGTGTACCGCGTGTACTGCGAAAAGAACGCGGAGAACCATGCACGCCAGGACGGTACGAGTGAGAAGAAGGGGTACGAAGTAAACGGAAGAGGCTGCCGTTAAGACAGCAGCCAAATTCCGATCCACGGAACTATCTGAACTACAGTCCGTAGAAACGCGGGAGTGATGACGATGTTAATCTTCATCACTACAAACCTCCTTTCACAAACGACTCACACTACTATCCCCCACCAAGACACCCATCAGACTTTTGATGGCGCCGGGTTTACCCTTTTGGTATTGGTTGGTTCTGTTTGTGAGCCCTTGCGAAAGGACTTGTCCTAATAATACCACAAGGACAAAACAATGGGAATTATTTGTTAGGAGGCACGCTGATTGCGACAATACCACGAACTCTGCCGACACATTCTCGAAAACGGCGTTGAGAAATCCGACCGAACCGGAACCGGCACGTTGAGCATCTTCGGCTATCAGATGCGGTTCGATCTACGCGAAGGGTTCCCGTTGCTCACCACAAAGCGCCTTCACTGGCGGTCGATCGCGTACGAGCTGCTTTGGTTTCTGCGCGGAGACACCAACGTCAAGTACCTCAACGCCAACGGAGTGACGATCTGGAACGAGTGGGCGGATAGACACGGGAATCTCGGTCCGGTGTACGGTAAGCAGTGGCGAAATTGGGACGGACTTTATTATGCGACAGATCAAATTCGAGATGTCATCGAACAAATCCGCACGAACCCCGATAGCCGCCGCCTGCTCGTATCGGCCTGGAACGTCGGCGAACTCGACCAAATGGCGCTGCCACCGTGCCACTTCGCGTTCCAATTCTACGTTGCAAACGGACGCCTATCGTGCCAACTCTACCAACGGTCGGCCGACGTATTCCTCGGCGTTCCGTTCAATATCGCCAGCTACGCTCTCCTCACGCATATGGTCGCGCACGTAACCGGTCTCAAAGTCGGAGAGTTCATCCACACGCTAGGCGACGCGCACATTTACGCGAACCATATCGAGCAGGTACGGACGCAGCTTGAACGCGAACCGCGCCAACTCCCGCAACTCGTAATCAAGCGCCAGGTAACGGACATTGACGATTTCACGTTCGAAGACTTCGAGATCGTCGGCTACGATCCGCACCCGCATATCCCCGGCAAAGTCGCTGTCTAACGAAAGGAGCACGTAATCATCGCAAGCATCACGCTAATCCACGTATTGCTCACCGCAATCTCAGTCGCTACGTCCGTACCACTCGCAGAAACGGAGTTATACGAAGTTACCGCGTACTCGGTCGGCGATGATTTCACGCCAGCCCACGGTATTACCGCATCCGGCGCGAGAGTCCGCGAGGGCATAACTGCCGCCTGCCCGCCAGAGATACCGTTCGGCACGCGCGTCCATATCGAAGGCGTGGGCGAGCGCGTTTGCCTCGACCGTGGCGGCGCGATCAAAGGGCGCAGGCTGGACGTGTATATCGCGGACCGCTCGGAGGCGCTCCGGTTCGGGCGGCGGAAGTTGAGCGTAACAATCTGTGCGAAATCGGAACTCGCACGTTTAATACGGTAGAAGGGGGAAACGCCGGAAAGAAAACGGGAGGGATACGATGAGCAACGAAAAGGTAACGGTACTGACGGATGAAAACGGTGTGCTGCGGGAGTATCGCGAGGTTAAGCGGAAGGCGAACGTGGGGGAGCGGATTAAGATTGTTGCAGCGGATGTACAGTCGGAAAGACCGTACGAAAACGGAGACACCTTCGTAGTTGATGAGGAAGTCAAAGGATTCGAGGGCGATGTCATTACGCAGTGCGGTCGTTATATCGAGGCGGATGAATACGTAGTCCTCGAGCCCACCGATATCGTTATCGTCGACGGTGTGCGGTATCGCGAGGAGAAGCGCGAGGCACGGAAAGGCGAGCGAGTGATGGCAACTCGAAAGGATTCTCCGTTTTATTCTTTTGGTCAGGTTGGGATCGCGCTTGGCCCTGAATACGTTGAATTCCCACATGCGAAGCTTTGCTGCTATCCCGAAAATTACGTCGTCCTCACGCCAGTTTCTAACGAGCCGAAGCCGAAACAATCGCCCACACCCGACGTATTCAACGTCACGATCAACGTAACGGTCAACGGGAGTATTGACGACGCGATCAAAGCGGCAACAGAAGCGTTGAAAGCGAAGCTGGCCGATTTTAATCCCGAGAAGGCTATACGCGAACTGATTACGCAGCCAGCGCCGAAATCCCCGCAACAACACCGCGATGAGATCATCGAAAAAGCGAAACGGGATGTGGCGGAGTTGTTGGACGCTAACCATCAGCACTTGAGTCCGCCTGTTTATTTCACTCGCCGGGGAGGATTCTTCGTTACGGACAGGGTTGAGTTCGTGGTTAATCGCGAGAAAAGAACGGTTGTTGCGCTCGTTCGAGAATTAGGAGAGAACCACGTTATTCATCGCGGCATCGCCAAGTGCGCGCCCAACGATTGCTTCAACGTCCACATCGGCAAGGCAATAGCGCTGCGTCGAGCGTTGGGGCTTCCGGTGCCTGACGAGTACCTGAACGCGCCTCAGCCGACGGAGGTTCGCGTGGGGGATATTGTAAATGGCGGCTTGCTTTTCGGAGCTTACACGCCAGATGAAACGTTCACGATCACGGCGGAGCGTGGCGACAATTCGTTCAAATATGCAGAGTGTCCGTCTGATTGGATTTACCGTCATCAAATCGGAAGAATCATCGACGACTCACGCGAACAAACGGAGGTATCTGCATGACCCAACCGCTAAAGCTCGCCCTAACCGGCCGGATGCGCTCCGGCAAGGATTCGGTCGCGGCGTACCTCGCGAGCCAATACGGATTCGCCCGGTTCGCATTCGGCGACGGCATCCGTAAGGTCTGCCGCGAGTTGTTCCCGGACCAGATGGCGCAAGCCCGAAAGCCCCGCGCGCTCCTGCAAGGCGTGGGGCAGGCGATGCGGGCGTTCGACGAGGACGTGTGGATCCGCCAATGTCTCGAGGAAATCGAAGGGGAAATCGGATATTACGAAGCTCACGGTTATCACGGACCAAACGTCGTAATCACCGACCTCCGTCAGCCCAACGAATATGCCCGCCTCCGCGCGGAAGGCTTCGTCATCATCCGCGTGAACGCTTCGGACGAAACGCGAATCCAACGCATGATCGACGCAGGCGACGAATTCGATGACGATACGCTCACGCACGATACCGAGCAGCACGTCGATTCGTTCGCGGTCGATTATGAGATTGATAATAACGGGAGCCTGGCGGATTTGTACGCGCAGGTGGACGAGATTATGGTGGATATTAACCGAAAGGAAGGCGATACCATGGACTACCGTAAATTTCTCCGCGAAGAATGTAATTATCCCGAAGAGGTACTCGTGGATATGTCCGACGAGGATTGTGAGTCCGAGTACGAAGTAATCTGCGGTGGGATCGACTGATGACCACCGCCAACTTCGATGACCTCCGTTACTTCTACCAGATGGGTTACTTTTACGGGCGTAACGACCAACTGGACGGAAAACCGTATGACGACCGCCTGCCTCACGAAAGATCGATAGGCCTTACGGATTCACCGCGTCAGCCAAGCGAAACGAGTACCATCCGTGCTTCCGATCAAAATACACGTACTTCCCGACCTTGACGTTGTGCTTTTTGATAAACGAGCGCGCCGACGCATAACTGCGCTTATCGAAGTTCGCGGGCGCGACCGTATCGGGCACGTTGACATCGCCGGGCAGGGCCACGCCAATATTCCCGGTCTCCGTTTCGAAGGCCACGTGCATCTTGAACGGTTGGCCCGCCGGGAATCCGAGTTTCTTGCGCATGGCCGCGTTGATGAAGAGGCGTCCGAACTTGTCGATGGTGATCGCGGGCTCCTCGTCGGCATTGTACGGTTCAAAGCTATGGGGAACGAAAGGCATAACGAATCAACCTCCTAACGGACGTAAGGCCCTTACGGTTAGTATACGCGAAAGAGTAACGATATTGCAACGAAGGATTAGCGCGAATCCACTCGAAGGGAGTCGATCATTTGACGTTTAATGTAACGCCTCAATTGCCGGATAACGGACTGACCGTCGCGGAGCTGTTCGCAGGCGGCGGTCTGATGGCGGTGGGTTTGAAAACCGCTGGATATCGTCTGATTTACGCAAACGATTTCGATAAGAACGCGGTGAAAGCGTATCGCCACAACCTCGGCGACCACATCGTACACGGCGACATTACCGCGATTGATCCCGCCGACATTCCGGACGCCGACGTGATTGCCGGCGGACCACCGTGCCAGGATTATTCGGTCGCGGGGACCGGCGCGGGCGAGAACGGTGAGCGCGGCAAGCTCGTGTGGGCGTACCTGCGGATCATCGAGGCGAAGCGGCCAAAGGCGTTCATCTTCGAGAACGTGAAGGGACTTATCACGAAGAAGCACCGCCCGACGTTTGACGCGCTGCTCGCGAGGTTTGAAGAGATCGGCTATCGCGTGTCCTGGCGGCTCATCAACGCCTGGGACTACGGCGTGGCACAGAAGCGTGAACGCGTGTTCATCGTCGGCATCCGCAAAGACCTCGGGTTCACGTTCGAGTTTCCCGAGCCGTCGCCGGAAGATTACCGGACAAAGGTGCTGCGAGATGTGATCGGGGACTTGCCGGAGCCCGGTACGTTCGCAAATCACAAGGGAACGAAGTACGTTGGGGAACTTAAAGATCGGTTCTGTTATCGTCCGACAAGTTGGGATCAGCCCTCCCCAACGCTTGCTGTGGCAGCTGACGCCGGCGGTGCGATGCCTCATCCTCATCCTGATTGGCAGATGTCGAACCATTCAACGTATCCGCTGACGCAGGCACAATACGAACACTCTCGCGACCATCAAATCGGGTACAACGACAGCCTCGACAAACCATCGCGGATTCTACGAGCGAAGGCGGAGAATATCCTGGACGTTCCGAATCACACCGGAGGCGTCCCGGCAAAAGAATATCCGGGGCACACTGCGTCAAGTCTTGACGAACCCGCGAAAACAATCGTGGCCGGAGCGAATGATGTGCCGGGAGGTGCGAATTGTTTCTATCCACCGAATCACGATCCGGAAACGAAGCTACCCGCATACATCCAGAACGTTGTTGATGGGAAAACGACGACTAACTACGGAAACGGAATCCCGGTTAATGACGGTAATGATCCGGCTCGGACGCTAATCTGCGAATACCGCGCGAAGTGTCCGAATGAGGTGACGAGCATAAACGGGTTCCCACGACGTTTCACCGTCCGCGAGTGCCTGCGGATTCAATCCGTTCCGGACTGGTACGTGCTGCCGGATGACATCTCGCTCTCGGCGCAGTATCGGATCGTCGGGAACGGGGTGGCCTCGCGGGTGGCGTGGTATCTCGGGCGGGCGCTGGGGGAACAGTTAACGAAGGTTATACGGAATGAAAACGTGGAGGAGGCGGTGTGATGAAATGCTGCGATTGGTGCGGACGAAAGCTCGGAATTCTCTTCGTTAAATACCGACGAAAATCGTTTTGTGGATTCGATTGTAAGGCGCAATACAAACGACAGGAGGCGGTTTAACTGGCGAAAATGGACCGCAAGCGCTGGCAGGCGAATGTCCGCTCGATGGAGATCGTCGCCAAGCCGCGCGATGAGATCACGGCCGAGGACATCGAGTTCCTGCGCGAAAACTACACGTCGATGGGCGGGCTGCTCCCGAAGGGCTTCAACGGGGGCGCATTCTTTACGCCGACGCACGTGGCGCGGTTCGTGGTCGAGGCGCTGGCGGGGCTCTCCGACGGCTTCAAACCGGGAGCCCGCGTCCTGGAACCGTCGTGTGGGTCCGGAGTGTTTATCGAGCACATCCCGAACCATTGCGAAATCACCGGACTTGAACTCGACTCGACTTCCGCGAAAGTGTCGTCACTCATCTATCCTCACGCGGAGATCATCGAGGGCAACGCGCTCGAGCACGATCGCCGGGACTATTACGATTATGTGATCGGGAACCCTCCATATGGCGAAACGGTGGAGGTCGAGGACGGCTCCGATTGGATCACGCTATCCAAGTCGAAAGGCAAATGGCGCGGCAAGTCGGAGAACGCGTTTATCGAGTTCGCGATAAGGGCCGCAAAGCCTGGCGGATGGATTGCGTATATCCTTCCGAAAGGCATCTCCTTTTCGCAACAGGCCGAGAAAGTCCGCCGCCTCATGTACGATGCGTGTTGGCATATTGCGACGATACAGCTCCCGGGCGAAACGTTCCAACACGTAGGAACAACGGTGCCAACGCAAATCCTCATCATGCGGAAGGTTACGCCGAACGCCCGGCGCGTGAAATCAACGAGACTCGACGCGGAGTTCTTCGAGGGGCAGCCTCCGGTATTCATGGCGGAGGTTCGCGACATTGGATGGGACGCGAAAGGGCACTCGACCGACAAGTGGGGCGACGGCCTCACGCAGCTTGACGAACTGCTCGACGCGTTTACGGACGGGGGCCTTGTTCGCGAAAACCTGTATCCGCACGAACCGTCGTGGGTGGCGCGTGGTGGCGGCGTGACAGCGTATATGTTCCCGCAGGATGGTTGCTCGGGCCAACGGGATGCCGAAAGTTACTTCCGCAAGCCAGAACGGGACACTGCGCTTCTTATGTGGAACGAAATGACGCTCGGGATCGGCGAGGAAATTAACGGAGAGTCAACGTGGGATTTCGATTGGATGGACCGAATTGTTGCGGAGTATTACGCAAGAGGAGGCGGTTTAACATCGGAGTCTGCCGAGTAGACATAACGAAAGGCCACCGGGAACTATCCGTACGCTACGCGCTTAACGACCGCGACGGAGTGGACGCACTCCTCTCGGACGTTCACCGGTTGGGCGCGCGCAGGTTCGAGCGTGGCGATTACGCGGCGTGTGACGTGCTGATCGACTTGGCGAGCGCGATTGAGGCGGCTAAACTAACGCCTCGCCAACGGGAGGCCCTGCGGTTGTATTACGTCGAGGATTTGACGCTAGAAGACGTGGGCGTGCGGATGGGCCTCGCAAGTGGACGGAAGCGCGCGAGCCGACTCGTTATTACCGGGTTGAATCGGATTGCGGCGGTGTTCGCGCGGTGGAATTACGGGGAGTTGACGCGGATAGAACAGTGGGAACAAGCGATAGAGAGTGGAGGGGAGGCGTTCTAATGTTTAGAACGGGAGACAAGGTGCTAATCGACCCGGCCAGCGAGCATTATTGCGCAGGAGAAATCCGCATACTCGGCGAGGAGATAAAGCCGGGGGTTTTCAGAATCGGAAAGGCAACGGAGACAAGATGGGATCACGGGCAGTCCAGCAATTACACTTTCGATGTTGTATTTGACTCTTCGATTCACCGCGGCACTGCTGTCGAGGCATCATCTGACTGACTTAGCTCACACGATACCAATGGAGGCGACCGAATGAGTCGACGCAATAAACGAAAGTCTAACGATAACGACACGAAGCATTTCCGAGGCAACCCCGACTACAAATCCGCCTTCTCCGCCGCGGTCACCGAACTAGTCGACGGTGTGCGATCGGGTGCGATACCGGACCGCACCGAACGGGCCCGCGCGATCGAAGCGCTCATCGACGAGTACATCGCGTCGACCGGCGAGCGCCCGGACCCTGCCGAGTTGGAACGGTTGGCGAACGCGGCGCTGCACGAGGAGTTGACGGATCAACGCCGCAATAAACTGACCGCGCCGGAATATCCGTTCATGTCTGAGTGGCAGCTTGCCGTCCGACAGAACCGCGAGTACGACATCAAGCTAGCGGAAGAGATCGCGACGGATGGGCGCACCTATAAGCCGCCAACGCGACGGCATCGGACGGTGCGCGAGAACCGATTCGTCGATATTTACGCGAAGAGCAAGAACGCGGAGAGACGTAGGCAATATCGGAAGGATACCGCGCCGGGGCCGATTATTCGTTATCACCTAAACGAAATAGATCGCCAGGACTAACGTTTAGATACGCGCAGAGCTTCTCGATAAGATCGCGCGGGAACCGCTCCATTTCATCGTTGTACATCTGACGCACCGACTCGAAACGATAGTCGATGTCTCGCGCTACCTGTCGTATGGAGAGCCCGCGTGAATCTACGATTTCTTTCAAACGGGAGCGTAATTTGGGCATAGCATCGCCTCCTCTCAGCGATACTATATCGCAGACACGTATAAAGAGTCAATTTGTGGTTGACACTGTTAGCGTGTCGCGATAATATACGAGTATAACGAGTGAAACGGAGGCGATACGAATGTTATACGGTTTCCCCGACCTGTCCACGATGACCACCGTTGACGCCATCGTATGGTACACGCGCCAAGTAGCGAATCTCACCGCGTCACCTGGCCGGACCGAACGTACGCAGGCGCTCCTTGCGTGGAAACGCGCGCTAAACGAACGGATCGATCTCGAACGTGAGTACGCGACCAAACTCCGCGAAATCTGCCGGTATGCCGGGTTCCGTAACGCGGGCAACTGGTTCGGCCTAACATACCGGCGCCTACGCCATGACCGTCTCTTAGCCGCGCCTGACAAGCGGTCGAGCATCGATCTGCGGCGGACGGCTATACGGAATGCCTGGCGTGAGTTTGCATGTGAAGTTAACGACAACTATACGAAAATGTAACAACACGTTATAGGCACCGTAAGGGGACGGAGCAGGTAGCCGTCAGATGCCGGACCCGTTAGGGCATAGCCGATGATTCTGCGAAATATGCGGATGAGGCACATCATTGATCCCGGCTTTCCGCGCTGTTGAGCCGTAATCAATGGCGCATACCCTTACCGGGAGCGACGGTTAGAATATCGCTCACTCGTAAGCTTGCGTTGGGACTCCGACATCTTACCGTTCCGGCGCGGATTGCCTATGGGCGACGCGCTACTATCGGAGTTCGAACGCTGGAAGGAATTACCGAATCTCCATCGAATTGGAACGGCGGGGAGGAGGTGCGGAGATGGAATACAAAAAATGCTATTTGATTGAGTATGGACAAAACAAAATGCAATTAGTTTTCGCATATGATTCGGAGCAAGCTCTTACATTGTTTTTCCAAAAAGAACGCGAACGAAAAGAGGTAGAAGGCCGTCGTTATAACAAACCACCGGGAAACTTGACTATACGCGAGATTGGTGAGGAGAAGGACATCATCCGCGCAGAAGATCGATAGTCGCCGTTAATTCGGCGGCTTTTTATTTTCAGACTCAGCGATGAGCAACTCCGCGACTGTTACACCGAAATAGGCGCACAGCTTCGCCAAGAGATCGCGCGGATAACGCTCCATCTCATCGTTGTATAATTGGCGAACGGATTCGAAGCGGTAGTCGATGTCACGGGCGATCTCTCGAATCGACACGCCCCGAGCGTCCGCGAGTGTTTTAAGGTTCGATCGCAAATGCATCGGGATCACCTCAGTTTATGTCTCTGCATTCGATTATAAAATGACACGAATAAGGCGTCAAAAAGTTGTTGACACGGATAACGGGTCGGTATATTATAAGGCTACGCGATTTAACGAAGAGGAGGAGTTGCTATGAAGTTAATTGAGTGCCTAAACCAGCTTCCGGATGAAATGGGGTTAATTGATCTAACTGAGACTGGCAAGAAAGTAAAGACTGTTAAGGAAATAAAGAGCGAGCTAAAAAATCCAAATGAAGATGGGTATGAATTAAGGACTAACAAATACAATTACGGAAAAGATATTAAATTCTCAATTGGCCTTATTGACGGACCTAATATTTACAATCAGGCATAACGCAACCAAAAGGACATCCGGTAATCAACCGGATGACTTTCGTTTTTGTTTACGTTAGGGCGCGGCAACCCGCGCTAATTTTATTTAGGAGGCGTTGTGACATGGCGGATCAAACGAAAGAGCCGCGCGAGTCGAACGATATTTACGGGTATTGGCCGAAGGAACCTACGGAAGATAACGGCGGACTTAACGCTCCAACAACCGGAGTCGGTCCCGGACGCGACATCACGCTCACACTCAACGTAGACGTATCGGACGCGCTAACGGGGCTCAAAGCGTTGAGGCGCGAGGCTGATAAAGCGGCGAAAGCGCTGCGGGAGTTAAACGAGGTGCGGGCGCAATCGTGGAACTTCCAGAGTGGCGAATACATCGAATGGGAAGGCGAACTACACCGCGTTATCTGCGCGGATGAGGATACGTCCGTTCTCGCTTCTTCTCGTCACTTTCCGGAAGAAGGGCGCACGAACACGGATTATACGAAACTGTTCGCGGTAAGCAATCGGCCGGAACTGTTCGATGTGATTGCGGATAAAGTAACGCGCATCCGACCGGAGGTGTCCGAATGAACGAGATCGAACGGTTTATCATCGACGGTATCCGCGAAACACTCGAAGAGAAAGAAAAGTTCGAAAAAGAATACGATGACACTCGCCGCAGAATCGAAGAATTCCGAGAAGCGATGATGAAACGCGGCGAGAGACGATTATTAACGCAGGCTAAACGAGGGCTCCTGACCTAGCGGTTGGGAGCTTTATTTAGGTTGCGTTATCCTTACGGATTCAATTGCGCTAGGCGCGGCTTACTGCTGCGCTAATAATTTAACGAAAGGATGACGATGGACGATGATGAGAATTGAAGAACCCACGATGGACAACCAAAGACTAGGCGGCTTACTCGCGTACCTAGACCGGCTGACTGCGTTATCAGCTGCTAACTCGTTTACGGCAACGCGAGAGATTTCACAATGCCTTGCGGAAATTCGTAAGGAACTCGCGATTGGTCCGTGGGATCGCGCAAAGACACATAATATTGCGCCCGGTGTCCATATCGAAATCGACGACGGACATGGCAACGTAATCAGAATCGAGGGCCCGGCCAGTATCGCGGTCCTTCCGTTGGGTGATCGCGGGTGAAAATACTGCGATGGGAGGAGCGTTTGGTTCCGGTGGGCCCAGGCGAGTACGAGTTGCGCATTGAGGCGGAAGTGATTCCAGACGCTACGCCAGAATACGTCGAAATCGGAGGTCAACGGTAAATGAACGGTAAGCACGCGACTGTTAACGAAACTCACGCGGCCAATTCCCGTGAGTTTTTCTACTGCTACTCGCCGAATTTGCACGAGTTCTTGAAGGCGCGGGGCCAACGATATATCTGCTCGGGCCTTCACGAAAAGACCTTGCGCAAATTCTGGCAATACCGGCGCGACGAGCGATTGAACGGATTGCTCGCGGAGTACGAGCGGAACAATCCGAATCGGAGGGCCGCGAATGAGTAACGTACACCAACAACTCGCCAGGATCAAAAGCGGCAGGCCTACCGGTCAAATTCAGCCGATGGGCAACGGAAATATCGGGCGCGACGAACTCGGTCGCGTCTTTTATATTTCGTCCGCCGAGCAAGTCGAAGCGATCCGCCGTCGGAGACAGCACGGAAAGGACACGCGGAAATTCTCGTTCACCAACATGCGGAATATCCGTGAGATTACCGAGGGCCTTTCGAGCAAATATTGCGGGTACATTCTGCTTCTGCAGCCGCATATCCAGTACGAGACAAACGTATTGATCGCGGACGATTCGAGCGGCCGACCGGTCACGATCGATGACCTCGCGAAGATATGGAACGTGTCAAAACGGACGGCTCGTACGGTCATGGGCGAGTTGGAGGCGCGGAGCATCGTATTTGACCACGGGTGCCGGTTCGAAATCAGCGACCGGTATCATTTCCGCAAGAAGGCGAGCGATGACGTCGACATGCTGATCAAGACGTTTTTCACCGCGCTCAAACGGTTCAAGATGTCGGCGGCCGATTTCGGTTTCGTGTATAAACTGTTGCCATACGTTCACTACTCGACGAACGTGATTTGTTCGGACCCGTTCGCGGAGAATCCCGAGGACATCCGGTTCCTTAACGAGAGGCAAATCGCCGCAATCGTTGGGATGGCGGAGAGCAAAACGAAAGAGACGCTCGCTCGACTGAGGAAAGCGGGCATTGTCGGTGAGTGGCGGAAGGGAACGGACAAACGCGAGACGCTAACGGTGCTCAATCCGTATGTGTTTTATCGGAAGAACGGGCAGCCAGACGAGACACTCCGGGCACTTTTCGAAGCGCATTCGTACTAGGGGCGTACAAAAATACGTCCCCTTTTTTGCACGATTTCGGGCAGATACGTCCCCTTTTTTGCACGCGAGTCGAGGTGGCTTCCGCCTTACAGCCGCAAGGGTTTCGGCGATTTTTCGGGGGCAAAACGGGCAAAATCGTTCTTTATCTTATATACAACGTAAAGCTAACGCAGCCGAGGAGGAATCGGCTAACGCCGAGCGAGTTCGCCTGACGGCTCCTCGCCATCATCCCTTCTTCGCGAAGAAATATCATACATGAATGTCTTGCGCGGAGAAAGGCAGGGTAACCGAGGCGCGGAGCGTAGCGACGAGCCGAAGGTCGCGAGGCCGATAGGCCGAAGCGTTAATCTTTTAATCCGGGAGGTTCCCGTTAATATGCACGACCATATTACAAGCTACCAAGCGTTAGAGAAGAAATACCGAGTGATACGCGATAGGTGGCCGGAAAGAGGCGACCTTGTTTACGTGTCGTATATCGGAGTGTTTCGCGTAGATAAAACAGATGAGGATCGCAATGTGACCGTTAAGTATAATGGATCAACACTGCGTTTTGCACCGAATCATTACCGTTTGGTTGAGCCGAAACTGACGGTACTGTAACGCGCGGCGCCCGGCCAGGTTCCGCGCTTTTATATTTTACGGGAGGAGGGGCGTTGATGGACGTTAAAATGGCGTGCGAGAAATGCGGGGCTGAACCGGAAAAGAACGAAGAGAAATCAAACGAGAACTGGAGCGTTTACGGTCTGACGTGTTCTTGCGGCGGGAGAGTCCGGTTCGTGTTCGAAGAGTAAGACGGAAGGAGGTCGCTATTTGACGATGGCTAAACGCTTATCACCCGAACAGTACATCGCAATCGGATATCTCGCACAACCGCACAATGGCGGTAAGACGATCGCAGAGATCGCGAAGGAATGCGGAGTATCGGAGCGTACGATTTACAACTGGAAGAATGACGAGACATTCGAGAGGGAGCTTATCGCGCAGATGAGGCGGAATGTCCGCGATATGATTCCGGCCGTCAACCGGGCGATGTTCGATACCGCGATAAAAGACGGGAACGCGGCGGCCGCGAAATTGCTCCTGCAACAAGTTGGATTGCTTACGGATAAGGTCGAGGTGGAAACGAAGACTACCGCTGAGGTACCGGACCTTGACGAACTCAAACGGATGGTCGCTGAAATGGACGAGGAATAACGCGCTATTAATGTAGGTTCGCGCTGGGTCGGTTGCGTATCGTTTCATACGACCGCAATTTTGTCCGCTGCATGCCTCCGGCGCGCGACCCCTCCGGAAATTTTCGAAACAAACGAAAAGGGCCCATCACTGAGCCCTTGCGTTGATATATCGGTATAGCGTTGTCTTGCCAAGCCCAGTCGCCTCCGTTATCTGCTCGATGGTGTACCGTTTGCTTGCGTACATGTCGAGCGCGAGAGCTACCTTATCCGCATTCTTTGACGGACGACCACCCTTTCTACCGCGTGCTCTAGCGGCTTCCAGACCGGCGTGCGTGCGCTCTACGATGATGTCCCGTTCCAACTCGGCTATGCTCGCCATCATGCGGAAGAAGAACCGGCCCATCGCCGTGGATGTGTCGATGTTGTCGCGGATCGAAACGAAGTCGACGCCGGCCTTTTCGAAATGCTCGGCGAGTTCGATCAAGTGTTTCGTTGAGCGCGATATCCGATCCAGTTTGTACACGACAACCTTATCGCCTGGGCGGAGGACCTTTAGAAGCTCCTCTAGTTGCGGGCGTTCTTTCGTTTTACCGGTCATTTTCTCGTGATATATCCGGTCGACACCGTATTTGTTCAATACGTCAATCTGCGCGTCGAGGTTCTGGTCTTGCGTACTAACGCGGGCATATCCGAAGATCATCGCGATCGCCTCCGTTTTCTTTATGCACCAATCGTACCATAAACGGTGTCGTCGTTCAATATCGGGAATTTGATTTTGGAACGGGTTATGGGGCGGTGAGAATGCGATAAGACCGTTGGGCAAGCGCGGAGCTGTACGGTTTCCCGTAAACGACCGTTTTCGGAACGGTGAGGAGTGCCAGACCCCAAGGCACCCCTCGCAGGTCCCGTCGTCAGGCCCCGGATAAATCCGCGTATCAAAAATTAACTTTGACTTTATTGCGATAAAGTGAATCGAGAGCAGACGCAAGGCCACCGAAATGCCTAATCGGTGGTCTTTTTGTGTTTTCGATTCTATGCGCTAAAGGCGGTTCAGCTTGCGATTCGCGACCGCAAGTTACAGCGATCTCCCGTCGCGCTATGGACCGCCTGCTTCACCTTCTGACGGGACAAAAAGATAACGGGAGAGATGCGGTTGAGTATCGAAAACACACGCGAAGAGTTCATGAGATTGCGCGGACAATTTCTCGAGCAACTACCGAAAAGTTGTCAGAACTGCGGTAGAGAGGACGATTTACACATTCATCACATTGTACCGTTAGCACTCGGCGGGCGTAACGTGCTCTCTAATCTCGCAACACTTTGCGGCGAGTGTCACGGTAAGGTTCATGGCCTAAAAATCCGGGAATCACACGGGAAAGCCGTTAAGGAAGGTCGTATTAAAGCGGCACGCCCCGGTAAATGGGGCGCGGGGAAAGTCCCGTACGGGTACGATGTCGACCGATTCGGCGAGATGGTCATAAACGAGGAAGAGGCGCAGATAATACGTCTCATGTACAAATGGCGATACATCGACAATTTAACGTGGCCCCAGATTACGGAGATTCTCCGTGAGATGGCGATCCCAACAAAAACGAACGGTGAATGGAGCAATGCGACATTACACCGTATTTTTAATAACCCGTTGTACCGCGGCGAGTACTATCTACAGGGCGAGTTTATTGGCTACCTAGATAATCCGATCCTTGATAAAACGCTTATTGACGCGGAAGACGAATACAAACGAAAGTACACGCAGCCTAACGGCAAGCTATACGTTTTCCGGTGTAAATCGTTGAAATTCGGCCACAAGGCGGAGGGAGGCGGTAAGCGTGGCATGGGTGAACGGGCGTTGGCTTGATCGGGACTCCCGTCAAGAACTCATCGACACGCTACGTCTCGGACGCGACAAACTCCGTAAGAAACTCGACGCCGGGACTATCACCGCAGACGAAGCGGTACAGCTTCGCGCGTGGTTAACGGAGCTTAAGCGTTTGGAGCGCATCCACCGCGCCGAGACCGACCTCCTCTACTTCGCGCACGAGTATTTTGGCGAGGTCTATAATCCCGGTAACTCCGGTAACTGGATACCGGTAACGATTTCGGAGGCCCCGGAGTTTCATCACGAATTATGCGAGATCATGAACACGGTGTCAAACCGAGAGTTTAACGCGAAAATCGCATGGGCGGCACCCCGTTCACACGCGAAGTCCTCGTACCTTTCAAAGGCCTTTCCGTTACACGAAATCGTGTTCCGGAAGCGAAAATACATCATCATCATATCGGAGACGCCGCAGGTGTCTACCGCGAACATGGAATGGCTCGGAATCCAGCTCAAGAGCAACGCAAAACTTCGAGCGGATTTCGGGCCTTTATTGTCCCCGAAACAACAAGAGAACCCGAAGGATAACTCCTCCGAGTTCATTACGTGGGAGCCGAGAGAAGGGGGCGCGCAACATCTTCTCACGCGCGTCGAGGCCGCCTCCACCGGCCAGGCGTTGCGTGGTCGGAACTGGAACGGGCACCGTCCGGATTTGATCATCTGCGATGATCTCGAGGGCAAAAAGAACACGAACACAGCGGAACTCCGGAAAGAGATGCGCGACTGGTTTACGCAGGTAGTGATGCCGCTCGGTGACCCGACAGGCAAGAAAACGGCGTTCGTCGTAATGGGGACGATGGTCCACCCGGAGTCGCTCTTGCGATATATCATCGAGCAGCGCTCCGACTTTAAGTCCCGTTTGTTCAAGGCGGTAATCGAGCCGCCAGAACGGGGCGACCTGTGGGAACAATGCCGATTGATTTATACGGATCGCGAAAACCCGAATCGTGCAGAGGACGCGGAGGCGTTCTACCTCGCGAACAAAGAGGAGATGGACCGTGGCGCTGTAGTCCTGTGGCCCGCCGTTCAGCCGTTATGGACGCTGATGAAGTGGAAATGGGATAACGGTTCCAAGGCGTTCAATACCGAGTATCAGAACACACCTCTGGACGAGGAAAACCAAGTATTCGTTCCCGAGCGATTTACGTATTGGGACGCTACCGATCCCGGCCGCAAGTTCCCGCACAACGAATACGACATCTTTATGGGCGTTGACTTCGCGATGGGAAAGACGCGCGGCGACTACTCGGCGATCGTGACGGTTGCCAAACGGAAGGACACCGGAGGCATCTATGTCATCGACGCGTGGGGAGAACGGGTCCATCCCGACGAATTCCTCAAGGTTATCGTCGAAAAGGTCATGCACTACCAACCGGCGGCAATCGCGGCCGAATCGCAGGCAGCGCAAGAGTTTTTCGTTCACAAGTTGAAGGAGGCGCTTCGGGCCAAGGGGTACCCGTCGCATACGCGTGTGAAAGAGATCAAGCAAAGACAACGAAAGGAGCTCCGCATTGAAGCGCTGCTCCCAGACATTGAAAACGGAACCATTCAGTTCTCGCGCAGGCACGCGCTACTTCTCGAACAGTTCGAACGGTACGGAAGCAACTCTCATGATGACCTCCCGGACGCACTCGAAATGGCCGTGCGTGTTGCGAAGGACGGTAAAAAACAGGTAATCGACAAGCCAGCGTGGCTATAGACTTATTTCAATAAACGCAACTACACCTTATGTAAATGGATGTTAAAAAACGCTTACTTCGGTAGGCGTTTTTCTTATGTCCGTTTACGTCGAAGACCGCCTAGGGGACGCCCGAAAAGCGTATCCATCCCACGCCTGGCGGTCCATTCAATTTCCAAGGGATGGGATACGAACGAAAGGGATGGTCTCATAGAGTGAAGGTCACTTTACGCGACAAAATTTCGAAAGAGACACTTGAAGAGTTGTATGTTCAGCAAGGGAGAAGCATAGGTGAGATCGCGAAGCTATGTGGTTGTGGTTATGGAAGCATCAGCAGGTTAATGTCAGAGTACGGGATTGGAAAGAGAAGTAGTAAACAAGGATTGGCTCTACATTTCAAACGAAATACTAACTTCGATGTGGAGTTTTTCAAGCAAGAGTCCCCTGAATTCTTTTACATCTTAGGGCTGTGGGCGTCTGATGGGTGCGTGACCAAGGATGGGGGACTAAAACTGACCATGTGCGATATTGATGTGGTCGAATGGGTCAAAGAGAGGATCGGTTACAAAAACAAAGTCTTTGTGCGTATACCAACAGGATTCCAAAACGCTAAAACTACGTACACCCTAACATTCTACAATCAGGAAGTAGCCGGAATCTTCGAGGGGTACGGGATTGTTCCGAACAAGTCTCTTACAATAAAATTTCCCAACATTCCGCGTCAGTTTATCCACGACTTTATTCGAGGGGTGTTTGACGGAGACGGAAGTATTTCTGTAGGTGTTCGATCCGACAACGGGGCTCGCACACAATCATTCAGAATCGTTAGCGGTTCCCTAGACTTTGTCAAAGGAATTGAAAGAGTCCTCGAGGAGGAACTGAACGTCAGGGGTAACAAGATTAGTGCTGATAAAAGAGGGGCTGGCGTTTACGAGTACAGGGTTTCTCGTAGACAAGACGTCGCAAAGATCGCAGCGTGGTTGTATCAAAACGATGCTTTCGGGATGAAACGAAAGAAAGAGAAAATGTTACAGGTCTTAAGTGACGCTCGCCAAGAAAGGAGGTATGAAGTTGGGAAAGCTGTTTGATACGGGGGCGCAGTTTCCTCCGGCTAATGCCATTGAAAGACTAGCAAAATACGAGCGAGGTAGACGAATATTCGAGGGAAAGCCGTACGAAGTTTATGAACGCGCTACCGAACTTCTCAAGGAGACACCGCACGCCCCTCAGTTACAAAAGCTATACATCGCAGTCAATATCATCGACGTACTCATAACAAAAGCTGCCGACCTGATGTTTGGGGAGCCGCCCAGCTACGAATCCGGTCTGCCCGATGATTCGCCGCAACAGCAACGCCTCAACTCGATAGTCGAGGAGAACGATTTAAATCAAATCGGTCATGAGATCGTCATTGGCGCGGGCATCCGAGGTGACGCGTGGATCAAAGTCTTCTACGACAGGCGCGGTGACTTCTCCGAGGTCCCAACGGATGACAACGGAACGCCACTCGTCGACCTCCCGGCACCCGAACCGATCATCGAGGCGGTCGACCCCTCGTACGTGTTCCCGGAGCTTTCACGCGGCTCCCGCAAGCGGTTCAAGGCGGTGAACATCGCATGGGTCGAATGGGTCGAGACACGTAACGATGAGATTCCGTATCTGAACGTCGAGCGCCACGTTCCCGGTTTTATCATGTACGAGCGCTATCGGTTGCAACCGAAAGACGTGGACAATACGTACGGCGCGCCGATCCAGACGTTTACGATCGGCGAGCAGGTGGAGACCGACCGCGACTCCGATATCGTCGAAACGGGCCTGACGTGGATCCCGGTTTTCCACGTTCCGTATAAGACAACGGACGACGATTGGCAGGGAATCAGCGGTATCGAGAAGCTGGAAAGCGTGTTGGCCGCGATTAACGACCGGCTCGTGCAGATCGATTACATCCTGTGGAAACATTCGGACCCGACGGCCTACGGCCCCGATTTAGGTGATATAAACGTCCGGATATCCGGCCGTTATATTCCAGTGGGAAAAGACGACCAAACTCCCGGATACATGACGTGGGATTCGCAGCTAGACGGCGCGTTCAAGGAGCTTGATTACCTCATCGGTCTCGTGTTCCAGATGAGTGAAACGCCGCAATGGTTGTTTGGGACCACGTTGACTCCCGATAGCGGCGGAACAGGCACGTCACACACCGATGGCGTCGCGATCAAGGCGCGGTTCATGCCGATCCTCTCGAAAATCAAGCGGATTCGCGTACACGTTGACCGCGCGTTCCGTGACGCGTTGTGGACCGCAATGGAGCTCGAAAACTTCGCCAACGAAGGCGTCGAGGGCTTCACAAAATATGAACCGGTATATCCGACAATCGCATGGAAAGACGGGATCCCGCGCGATGAGAAAGAACTCGCGGAGATTATGCAGATTCGCACCGGCGGCAAGCCGACGATAGACGTTCAAAGCGCAATCAAGCGCATGGACGAAGTGGACGACGATAAGGCCCGCGAGATTATGACGCGGATTGAAGAGGACGAGAAAACGGCGAATGGATTCGTCGACTCGTCCATTTTTAATGGCGGTGTGGGGAGCGATAGCTAATGGCCGACTTTCGCGAGGTCCCGGCCCCGAATTACGAGTACGAGATCAAAAAACTCGTATCTGCGTACACTAAAGCGATGTATCAAATATCAGCCGAACTCCAACGCCTAGATATTACGGACATGTCTCGCGCAAGTACCGCAGCGGCCTTGGCGGAAGTCGTACGTATTCTTGCGGAGCTTAACGAGACATCTACGGAATGGGTCACACGAAATCTACCCATCGCGGCAACCGACGGAGTGGCGGCGACTATCTTCGCGCTAGGTGTCGCGGAAACGATCGAGGAGGCCCGCAATATCGCGAAGTTCAACCGAATGAACAAAGCGATGGTCGACGCGGTGATCGCGGACACCCAAAGCGATCTCCTCGCGGTGACGCAGAACGTCGAACGAAAGGTCCGCGCGGCCGTTCGTCAGGTAACCGCCGAGTCGATGCGTGCGAATATGGCGCGCGGCGTCAACGGGCGTCGCACGATCAGCCGGGATATTCTCGATGGCCTTCGGAAGAAGCTCGGGGATTCCGTGAATACCGGGATCATTGACGCGGCCGGCCGTCGGTGGCGTCCCGAGGTGTACGTTGATATGGCCGTTCGTACAAAGATGCGGGAGGCTCACGTCGAGGCTACGACCAACGAAGCGATTCAACGCGGTGCCCTCTACGGCATCATCTCACGTCATGGCGCAACGGACGCGTGTCGGTATCATGAGGGGCGGATTATCAAACTTTCGCCGGACGCCCCCGGCAACTATCCGACATATGCGGAGTTGCGCGCGACGAATCAGATATTCCATCCAAACTGCCGGCACGTAATTTCCCCATTACGCGACCCGTCCAAACTTCCGGATTCGGCTCGTTCGCGAGCCGAACGACAAGCGGAATTGGGCGATAAGGCAATCGCGACAGGTAAACGAAATCCCCAAGGCGTCGAGTGATCGGCGCTTTTCTCTTGTCCTACGAGCTGACGTAAAACGGTCGGAAATCTACGGTCTACGCGGACCTTAAACGTGGAGGTAACGAATGAGCGAACCGATTCAACAAGAGCAAGTAACTAGCGCCGAACAACTGGCGCGAACAGAAGGTACGTACAGAAAAGAAAAAGGCGATACTCCTGAGAAGGTCAATGATGCTCACGAAAAAACTTTCACCCAGGAGGACGTCGACCGTATTGTTCTCGAAAGGATCGCACGGGAACGAAAGAAGCTCGAACGATTTGCAGACTACGATGACATTAAAGCGAAACTCGCCGAGTATGAGAAAGAGCGCGAGGAACGGCAACGCGCGGAAATGACGGAGATTGAGCGTTACAAAGCGGACTACGAAAAGGTAACGTCCGAAAAACAAACACTCGAACAGCAGTTGACGGAGCTTCGCGAAACGATCAAACGCGAGAAGATCGTCAACGAATTTATTAAGGTTGCAACCGCGCTGAACGTCGCTTACATTGACGACGCGCTGAAACTCGCCGACCTATCCGCGGTAACGGTCGATGAGGATGGCGTTAAGGGCGTCAAGGAGGCGGTCGAGGCGTTGGTTCAACATAAACCCTTCCTGCTTGCGCAAGCGAAAAAGGAACCGAAAACAGTCGGCGGCCCTTCGAATCCTAACCCGGATGGAACCGCGCAAAAGACCGCAGAGCAATTGTTGAAAGAGGCGGCGGAAAAAGCGCGGAGAACCGGTCGGATCGAGGACCGCATGGCCTACGCACAGTTGAAAAAAGAACTTGGTTTGTAATGAGACGGCTCGATAGCGGGTCGTCTTTTTCATTTCAAAATTTAGGAGGAAAGTAACTAATGGCAAAAGTTTATGACGCTTCTCTTATCGGTAAACGTGAATCTGTAGTTGATCAAATCCTGCTGCTGAATCCGCACCAAACTCCGTTGATCAACCTGCTCGGCTTCTCTCAGCCTGTAACTCAAGTTGAGCATGTATGGTTCGAGGATGAAATGTTCGCGGATGAATCCACCGTTGACGATGCTGATGGTTTGACCGCGTCCGATACCGCGCTGAAAGTAACAGATGTTGAGCCGTTCCGCACGAACCAGGTAATCAAAATCGGTGAGGAACTCCTGCTCGTAACTGCTGTTGATACAGCCAATAAAACCCTGACCGTTACTCGCGGTTATGCTGGCACTACTGCTGCTGCTATCGCGAACGGCGCGAAGGTTGAAGTAATGTTCGTGGAAGGCGTAGAGGGCGCAGATGCTCGCGGCGCTCGCTATAAAGCGCGCGTTCGTAAATCGAACCTGACGCAAATCTTCGATGACACTATCGAAATCTCCGGTACTGCACAAGCAGTAACTCAGTACGGTATTGACGACCTGTACGAGTACGAGAAGCAAAAGAAACAACTGGAGGTAGCGCTGCAACTCGAAAAAGCGTTGATCAACGGCGTAAAGTACGAGAACGGTCAAATCCGTCAAATGGCCGGTCTGCGCTCCATGATCGTGACAAACGTAACCAACGTGGGCGGTGCGCTGACTGCAGACGCGATCAATAACCTGGCACAATCCATCTACGAAAAAGGCGGGTTTGCTTCCGGCGGCGACTACAAAATCATGGTCGGCGCGAAACAAAAACGCGCATTGAGCGCCTTGGATGCGAACAAAATCCAACTGACTCGCGCAGAGAACACCCGCGGTCAAACCGTTGATATGTTCGTAACCGATTTCGGCCAGTTCGAAATCGTACTGAATAACAACCTGGCTCCGGACGAACTGTTCCTCGTTGACGTGAACCGCATGGCTATCAAGCCTCTGCAATCTCGTGAGTTCGGGCACACCTTCCTCGGCCAAAAAGGTGACTACACGACTGGTATGATCGTCGGTGAGTACACCTTCGAGTTCCGTCAAGAAAAAGCTCACGGCCGTCTGAAAGGTCTGTCCTAATACTGAACAATAAGCGCCCGCAGTCGTTTGATTGCGGGCATTTCTATTGAGGTGATTACGTGGCTGAATATAAATCCCGTTACGTAGAACTTGGTTTCTACGTAGATGGACAGCATCGGAAGTTCCGCAACGGGCGTTACGTAACGGAGGACCCGAAAGAAATTGCGGTCCTCGACGCTCTCATCGATGCTGTCCGCGTTGATGAACCAAAGCAACCGGCCGCCGAGCCGAAACCAAAAACGGAGGAACCCGCCCCTGCAGCGAAAGCACCGCGTAAATCCTCCGGAAAGTGACGAACGGAGGTGACCGCATGTGGCGGTGAACATTACGGACGCCGACGCTTATATCGGCGCGAACGTCCTCGATAACGAAGATTGGACGGATTCTGACCCCGATAGGAAGCAACGGTTCCTAAACGTTGCGTCGCGCACGCTCTACACGAGGTATCCGACGTATACGATTCCGGACGAGGCCGTGTACGAGACCGCAGCGGCGTTCGCGGCGCGGTACAGCGACACGATGGTCCAGGCGCAGCGCGGCGTTCAATCGATTACGTTATCCGGGGTGGCCTCGTTTACATTTCGGGACGGTCCGAGGGAGCTCGCGCAATTGATCCCGCAGACGGCGCTCGATTTGATCTCGGTGGACCCCGCGAACGCTGGCTTGTCGAAATTATCGCGCCGGAACGTTGGGTGGTCGGTGTTATGAGCCTGATCCCGTTGAAACAAACGGTCACAATCACGCCCGCCAGCGGAACCGACGAATGGGACCGACCGATTGCGGGGACCCCGTATACGCTCCGTTGCCGCGTGCAAGAGGGCACGAAACTCGTTCGCTCGATGTCGGCAGGCTCGGGAGTCCACGGTGCCCAATCGCAAGAGGTCGTTTCTGTCGCGCAGATTTACTTCGATAAGTCTCCGAATATCGGAATGAACGACACCATTACGTTTACCGACGAGAATGGCAACGTCAGAACCTATACGCCCATATCAATCGAAATCAAGCGGGGACTGAACGGTAAGGCGTTGCTGACGGTGGTGAACGTGTAATGGCACGCGATTTCGAACTCGATGTAACGAAGTTTATACGCGCCCTAGACGGAGCGACCGAAGCGATCGCGCGCGGAGCCAAACGGGGCCTCCACGACGCACTCGACGATTGGCGGCGGGAGGCAACCGATGTCGCACCGCTGGACAAAGGGACATTGCGACGCGGGATCGACACGCAGATTGAAGGCGATGGCCTCGACCTGACCGGGGAGATTAGCGCGGTGGCTATCGAGGACTCGCGGAAGGGCCGGTTCAACTACGCTTATTATCTCCACGAGGTAAAAGGCGAAATCAAGAACCCGACCACACCCGGTACGATCGCGAAGTTCCTCGATGTGCCCGCGGAACAGAACGAAAAGAAATGGCTCGATATGATCGAGGATGAGATAAAAGCCGGTTTTTAGGAGGTGAGCGGATTTGTCGCTTCAAGACGAGTTGGCGTCCGTCGCCTCCTTCGTTGCGTCCGTGGTGCCCGGCGCACAGGTCAAGTACGATGTGCCGACGCAGCCGGTCGCAGCGAACCTCGTTGTCCGCGCGATCACCAACGATTTCGAGTCGGAGACGCGATACCACTACCGGATTGACCGCGCGTATCAGATCGTCGCGTACGGTGCTGACGCGCTGGCTGTGACAACGAAAATGGACGCGATCTCGCGAAAGGTCATGGACGGGAAGACGGCGATTCCGATTGCGGGGACGCAGCGTTACATTCGCGTCAACGGATTCAACTTCGGTGCACCATTCAAGACCGAGAGCGGCCTTTCGGCGTGCATCGGCGTGTTGCAGACGGAGGTTCGCGAGGCACGGACGCAAGAAGAATACGAGAAGATATGGCACGTGTACTATCGCAATACGATTCGCGTGCCGCTTTAGGCGCTGAGGCTCAACGCTTCGGCGCTTTTTATTTTCCTACGAGGAGTGATTCATAGATGGCAACAGGCGGTCGGTGGGACCCCACCTCTTTACCAACGCGTCCCGGCCTGTATATCAACTTCGTTGAAGCTGCCGCGGCGCAAATTAAGGGCGGGCCGCGCGGTATCGTTGCGATCCCGCTGAAACAATACGCGGGCACAGCGACCGCGAAACAGTTCTACACGGTGGAAACCGAAAAGCAAGCGAACGACCTTTTCGGGGCTGCGAACATCCAATCGGTGAAGCTTGCGCTCCAGGGCGGAGCGAAAGAGGTTCTCGTTTACACGCTCCCGACGATCGATGGCGTGGATGTGACCGAGGATGAAGCGTATGCCGAGGCGTTCGAAGCGTTCGACGCGCGCCCGTTCAACGTGTTCGTGTTCGACGGCGAAGTGTCCGGCCAACTTGACGAAGCGTTTGCGTGGGTGAAACGAAACCGCGACGAGGGCAAGCACTTCTTCGTCGTGTTCGGCGGCAGCGCAACGGACGATGCCGATCCGGCTATCGGTAACGCGCGCTCGATCATGTATGCGGACGACTACGTAATCAACTTGATCGAGGGCGGCAAGCTCGGGGCCAACACGTACACGTCCGCTGAGTATGCGGCCTATATCGCGGGGCTCGTCGCGGGCACTCCGATAAACCGTTCGATCACGTACGCGCAGGTTCCGTTGGAAGACGTGAGCAAGCGGCTGACCAGTTCGCAGATCAAGTCGGCGCTGGAAGCGGGCTCGCTCGTTCTCGTTCACGATGGCGTGAAGGTCAAGGTCGAGCAAGGGCTGACCACGAGCAAGAAGAAAATCCGGACGATCAGCGCTCGCCAGGCGATTTCGACGGATATCACGATGACTGCGGCCGACAACTACATCGGTAAACTCGACAACAACGCCGATGGTCAAGCGGCGCTCATCTCGGCCGTGAAAGCGTACCTGGAACGGTTGGAGAACGCGAACGTTTTGGCCGATCCGGTCGTTACGCTCGACCCGCAATACGAATCCATCGGAGATTCGGTCTATCTGCTGATTTCCTACGTTGAAATCGACAGCATGGAACGTATCTTCCTGACCATTAACGTGTAAGGGCGGTGAGAATAGATGGGAGTTCTTGATCCAACTCGTACTATCTATGGCGATTTTGGCGAGGTATGGATGGACGGGAAGTGGTTGACGAATTTCAATCACGCCGAGGCTTCAGTCGAAGTGGGGAAAGAAGAAATCCGTCGGTCAGGAACGCGTTGGACTGGTCACAAGGTAACTTCATTGACCGGGACTGGGACAATTAGCGGGTACAAGGTGACTACTGATCTTGTCGAAGCCATTAGCCAAGTTGCCAAAGATCGGGGAAAACCTTTTGTGACTGAGCTAGTCCTGAAACTGGACGATCCTGATTCCTACGGTGCGTATCGTGTTCGATTGAAGGGAGTACAATTCGATACCATTCCACTGATGAACTTTCAGGCAGGTTCCATCGTCGAAGAGGAACTGCCTTTTACTTTTTCTGGGTTCGAATTTCTTGATGTAATCCACGAGCAATAATCTGGGCGACACGCGTCGCCCTTTTTACTTCGAAAATAACCATGGAGGATGATTCATAGATGGACGCATTACAGGCGTTACTCGGTGCAAACGTAAACCTCGAAAAACAAGTGTATATTAAACGTTTAGGCGTTCATTTTACCGTCAAGGCCATCGATGGAGATACTCTGACTCGGATTCAGGAGAGGTCGACATGGTATGACGGTAAGGGAAAGAATCGAACTAAAGTAGTCGACGACCAAAAAATGAACATGCTGATCGTAGCCGAGGGATGTGTTGACCCTAACTTTAGCGATCCGCGCGCTCTCGAAAAATACAAAGCATCCGACGCTGCGGACTGCGTGAAGAAAGCGCTCTTGGCTGGTGAAATCGCGAAGTTGTCTAACGAGATTCTTTCGCTGTCGGGATTCGACGACGACGATTCCGAAGAAATAAAAAACTAATTGAGGCGGGCGGAGAGGCGTTTATGCTTCATGTCATCTTTCAACGCCACGGCCTCCCGCCACATGAAGTGTACAATCTTCCTGTGCGTTGGAAACGGTTCATGTATAAGAGTATGGAGATCCAACTCATGAAGGAGGAAGAAGAACGCAAGAAACTGGAACGAAAAGCGGAGCAACAACGTGTTAGACGTCGGGTGAAGGGAGGGGGAAGATAATTGGCATTTGATCTAGTCGCGCGTATACGAATCCAGGACCAAGCTACAGATAAACTCCGGCGGGTTACTCGTCAAGTAGAGCAATTAAACGCAGCTACAGAAAGAGTTACGAAGGCAACGGGATATTTTCGCGATGCAAATGGACGCCTCCGGGATTCGCTCGGCCGGTTCGCATCGGAGGTCCGAAAGGCCACAAACGGAGCGAATCGATTCCGAAACTCGACGAGTCAGATTGCGTCTGAGACATCTGCTTCTGCGGACGCACTCGGGGGATTTGTCTCAATGAAAGGTAGGTTAATTGCAGGACTTGCGGTTGCCCTTCCTGCGATTGCAGCGTTTAAAACTGCTTTTGCCGGGCTTAGTATGTCCATTGATTTTGCGAAAACCGCATTGTCCGCCTTCTATTCGTCGGTAAAGGAAGCAGGCAAACGCGAGATGGAGATTGTAACAATTCACGGACTTATGCAAGACCAAAAGAAAGCGGACAAATTCTTTAATTTCCTACAAAAACGCGCAGCTGAGTCTATTTTCAGCGAGCAGGATTTCTTATCCGTCGGCAAATCTTTCTTGCCTGTGACGAAAGACCTGAACCGGCTTGAAAAGCTCATGGCCCTTTCGGAACGACTCGCGATGAAAGAGCCAGATCAAGGGATGGAAGGTGCCGGATTCGCAATTCGCGAGTTGTTAAGCGGGGATGCCACAAGTTTGGCGGAACGGTTTAACATTCCGCGAAAGATATTGAACCAAATAAAAGCACTCGATTTCGACGATCAACTAATCGCGCTTGATAAACTTCTCAACAAGATGGGCCTTACCGAGAAATTTCTGAAAGACATCGACGATACGGGATTTGCTCAATGGACACAAGCCACTGATAAACTGAATCTCGCGTGGGCAAAGATGGGCACAGAAGCACTCAACGCGATAAAGCCTGCATTAAAAGAATTTAATAAGTTTCTGAACAGTCCTGCCATGAATAAACTTATGAAGATCGGTTCCGAACTCCTTGCGAATATTGGGAAAGGACTTGCATCCCTTTTTAATGGACTCCAAGACGCAATAGAACGTGCTTTAAACGATCCGCGTTTTGACAAAATGGACATCTTCGCCAAGATTGATTTCGTGTTCGGAAACATCATGGAAGCGTTCGAAAAGTGGATGAACGCAGGCGGTCGTCAGAAACTACAAGAAGCGAGTGAGTGGCTGTCCAATAAGTTAACCAACCTCATCCGCGACATGACTCCAAAAATCACTAGCGTTGCTTTTGATGCAGGTAAAGCTATAGGTGAAGGTCTTGTCAGCGGCATTATGGAGGGGATACGACTTCGCCCTGAAGATCACCCTCTAACGAAATTGCAAGATAAAATCGAGGCAATGAAACAGATGGGCGAGGACCCGTCAAAAACGCCGGTTTTTAAAGGTGAATCGAGTTTTTCTGCAGCACCTGAACAATCCGTTTGGGACCGAATAGTGAGTTGGTGGTACACGCCGAGTCACTATCACGGCTTAGACGAAGTGCCGTACGATGGGTATACCGCACGCCTCCACAAAGGCGAAATGGTTCTTCCGCGAGATGAAGCGGAGGCATACCGCAATAATGACGGTTCTAGCGGTGGTATCTCTATCGGAGAAATCCATATCCATGCTGCAGGTGGCGATGTAACCGATCCGAAAGTAGTCGATCTTTTGGCTAAGGCCATCGTGCGACAAGCGCTTGCTCATAGAACCCCTTAAATGGTAATATCAAGAAAAATGCGTGGGGGTTCTTTTCATGGAAGTAGATCGTTCTGAAAAAATCCGACGCCAGTTTGACTTGGATTACGATGAGGAGTACATCAATTCCGAAAAAGGTATCCAAACAGGCATTATAAACGCACGTCAAAATCTCACTGTCGAACAGCAGTTGATTGTCAATTCTCAACTGGATAGACTCAGAAAATCTAAACTGGCTGCTTACTTACTACTGATTTTTCTTGGGTTCTTCGGTGCGCACAGGTTTTACGCTCGTAATCCGGGGATAGGGGTACTCATGATCCTGGTTTGGGTAGCAGGTTTTTTCATTTCGTTTATTCCTATCGGCCTGTGGCTGCTTGTCGATTTATTCCTAATCGGCAGACGTATCGACGAACTCAACAATGACATTGAATTTTCGGTAATCAAGAAGGTACAGTCCTTAAGCCAATAAACTTACCGGAGGTGATTCGCCATCTCCAACCCCATTCAATTCTGGTTAACATTCGACGGTGCGCGATTGCAACTTCCGGTAAATCCGGAAACTATCCGCATTAACACTTCGCACACATACGAAGAAGTAAACGTTGTGAATCTCGGAGAGTACACCGTTATCGGTGACGCACGACTCCGAGATTTTTCTTTTTCGTCATTCTTTCCGAAAGAGTACAATCCGACATACTGCGAATACGAAGAACTACCGGACCCATGGAGCGCAGTTGCACGCATTGAAAACGCAATGCTCGCCCGTAAACCGATCCGTCTGACAATTACGGGAACCCCGATCAACTACCTCGTAACAATCCGAGACTTCCAGTATGAACCGGAACGCGCAGGAAATCCCGGTGAAATCTATTACGAGATCAATCTTAAAGAATACGTCGCGCTTGACACAAGACGTGTAGAAGTATCTGGGGGGACGGCGAAGGTATTCACAACCACAACGCGCCCAGATACGAGAGAAAAACCGAACACGTATACCGTGAAATCTGGCGATACTCTTACGAAAATCGCGCTCCGTTACGGCACGACGGCACGTGACCTCTATGCGAAAAATAAAACGACCATTGGCCCCGATCCGAACACGATTAAACCGGGGCAGGTGCTAGTGCTATGAGCATTGAAGTTGTGTACGACGGCAAGCCTCTTCTCGGTATTACGTCCATTACTTGGTCGGGCGAAACGCGACAACCATTTCGTAAACTCGAAGTCTCGCTCAAAAATACTCGGGATGGGAGGACACAATTAACACGGATCGAGCACGGGAAGGAATTAAGACTAGTCAATGACGATCGTGAGTTGTTCCGAGGACCCGTATTTTCATTCAACATCAACGCGCGCGGGGATATGGACGTCGTAGCATACGACGAGAACATCTATCTTGTGAAGAACCAGGACACACGAAAATTCGCAAATATGACCGCGAGTGCGATCATTAAACGACTTTGTTCAGATTTTGGGATTCCTACAGGTACCATCGTTGATACCGGATATGTCATTCCAAAATTAATCCTCCATGAAAAAACCTTGTGGGATATGATGGTTACGGCGCTTACCGTCACAAGAAAACAGACGGGGAGGCGCTATTTTATTTCCTCGAAAGAAGGTCGGATCCAACTCTCGCCGCGTAAGGAACAGATCGTCAGGGTCGTACTCGAAAACGGGCGAAACATTTTGGATGCGTCCTATTCGCAGTCGATCGAGGAAATGCGGACGCAAGTTAAGGTAATCGGAGGAGACGAAGAAAAAAATCCGGTTATTGCAGTCGTGAAAAACGACACTCTGATCCAGCGCTACGGAATCATGCAACATCTCGAACGAGCGGAGTCTGACGCAACTTCGTCACAGGTGCAACAACTCGCGCAGCAACTTCTTAAAGACCTTGGCACGATCGACGACGAGGCAACTATTGAAGCTATCGGTGATGATTCAGTGACAGCAGGTACTGCAATATACGCTCGCGAGCAAATGACGGGAATAATAGGAGGTTACTACATCACGGCTGACAGGCATACGTTCCAGAACGGTGTTCATACGATGAGCCTGACATTGAGCGCTACCGACGATTTACCTGCCTTGGAATACGAAGAGCCAGGTGACCGGAAGACGAAAAAGGTGGGCGATGAAAAATCGAACCTATCTGACGTATTGAAAGAAATAGAAAAGTTCGGGGAGTGATTCAATCGTGCCGAGAAATTTGGAGCGATATGAGGGGACCGGAATAAGCCAATTAGAACAGTGGATTAAAGATGTCGGATATAACGATTTCGACAAGCTCTATCTTGCTACGGTTACATCCGTTCCTCCGAACTTGAAGGTCAAAATCGATAACTGGCCGATTGAACTTGAAGCGGACGATCTTATCGTCGCGGAGCACCTGACGCGACACACCCGAATTGTCACGATCACGCATGACGAAGGGACATCGCGTGATGTTGGCGATATGAACCCGAAGCCCACCGATCACGATTCGGAGGGCGACCTCTACTTCAGAACGGAGTATCTCGAATTGAAATTTGAGGACGTGTTGAAAGAGGGCGATCGGGTGCTTGTCGCGTCGATGAACGAAGGGCAAACGTACGTGATACTCGACAGGGTGGTGAGGTATTCCGATGGCTCTTAGTCCGTTAAAACCACCGGAGGAACGCGCGACCATCGTCACGCCGCAGGTGCAGCCGTCCAAGACGTATGCGCTCGATTTTGAAACGGGCGAGGTCGGCGGCCTCATCGATGGGGAGTCGGCGGTGCGCCAGTTCATTCGGAAGGCAATTATGACGGCGAGATTCCGCTTTCCAATTTACGGGGTTTCGCACGAATACGGATGCGAACTCGAAGACCTCATCGGCCAGGATCTTCCGATTGAACTCTTGAACGCGGAAATACCGCGCGTGATCACCGAGGCCCTCATGATCGATGACCGGATTCAGCGCGTTTACAATTTCGATATTTCACGAGAAGGAGACGGCCTGTTCGTCTCTTTTTTCGTTGACACAGCGGAAGGCACGTTACGCGAGGAGGTGACGGTGTAAACGTGGCATACGAAAACCAAACGAAGGAAGCGATTCACCAACGGATGCTTGACGCAAGTCGCTCCGATATTGATAAGCGCGAAGGCTCCGTTACGTACGATTTGCTCGGGCCCGCCGCGATTGAACTCGAAATGGTTTACTCGGAGTTGGACGCGGTGCTCGATAAAGGATTCGTGCTGAAACTGGACGGAACCCAATCGGCATACGGCGAGTACCTCGAACGGCGCGCGGCTGAGTTCGGGATCACGCGCAAGCCAGCGGTCAAAGCGGTTGGCTCCGTTACCTTTACGGGCACGGACGGCACGTATATTCCGGTCGGCCTTGAACTCTCCACGCAGGAGGAGAACCCGGTCTATTTCGTAACCACCTCGGACGGGACGATCACGAACGGAACACTCACACTCGCGGCCCAAGCGAAAGAAGGCGGAGTGGCCGGAAATGTCCCCGCAGGCAAAATCGTGCTTACGTCCGGTAATATCACCGGAATCACCTCCGTAACGAATCCGCAGCCGTTTGACGGGGGCATTGACGCTGAGTCCGACGAGGATTTGTTAGGGAGGTATCTTGATCGCGTGAGAAAACCAGCAACGAGCGGAAACGCCGCGGCCTACCGCCAATGGGCGCTCGAACGTCCGGGCGTGGGCGACGCGAAAGTGTACCCGTTATGGAACGGGAACGGCACAGTAAAGGTCGTCATCATCGACTCGGAACGAACGCCACCGCCCCAAACGGTCATTGACGACGTGGCCGCATATATCGAATCGGTTCGACCAATCGGCGCGACGGTAACGGTGGAAGGCGCGGTTGAACTGCCGATCAATGTATCCGCGACTCTAACGCTTAAAAGCGGATACACGGCGGCTGGCGTGAAGCCGACGATTGAGACCAGGATTGTCGAGTACCTCAAGTCCATCGCGTTTAAAGATGAACCGGTGCGCCTTTCCCGGATCGCGAACATTATTCTCGATACGGAGGGCGTCATTGATTACGCGAGCCTTACGATCAACGGCGGAACGGGCAATATTGTGGTGCCTGACGGTCAGGTTGCAGTAAAGGGCACCGTGACGCTGACATAAGGAGGGCAATAAATGTCCGCAGCAAGTAACTATACGGAGGAACTTATCCTCAAAATTCTCTTGAACGGCATGGCCTTTACGCCCCCAGCTCAGGTCTATCTCGCGTTGTTCACGTCTGACCCAACGGATGCGGGCGTGGGTAACGAAGTGACCGGCGGGGCTTATGCGCGCCAGCAAATCGGTTTTGACGTGCCGGTGAACGGGACGACGCAGAACAGCGCCGACATCCTCTTTCCGATCTCTACGACGGATTGGGGCACGATTACCCATTACGGGATTTACGACGCACTCACCGGCGGGAACCTTCTGATTCACGGACAATGGAGCGCGAGCAAAACGATCCCGGCAGGCGGCCAGTTCAAGGTGCCGCGCGGCTATCTGACCGTGACAGTGAGCTAGCGAGGTGATGAAGTTTGGGTCTTACCAACCTGCTAGGAACTGACGGTAAATGTGAGGATACAAGCAAATTCACCTACACAGGCGGGACAGCGGCGCTAGATAGTACGAGAAAAACAAACGGAAACAATAGCATTAAGGTGGCTAAAAGTTCAACTACAACTACCGTAGACCCTCAAGCTCCAAAGCGCATATACCCCGCCGTTGGAGAATATTACATTGCTATTGCTGATTTGTATAGTGAAAACCTCGCTTCAGCCGTTTACATGTCAGCCTTCACCAGCGGTGTCACACAAGTTGTAAAAAGTGTTACATCCACCAGTAGTTCCAGTTACTCGGCTACAACAACAGGGCAATTTGTGCCGATCATTCGGGCGTGGCAAGTAACGGCAGTAACAACGCCCGGAGTATCGTACTTTTACCCAAGGGCTTTGCACAATGGCACAACCGGTGCCAAGTTTAACGTAGATTCCTTCCGCGTCTATAAAATCTCGCAAGCACAATATGACGCATTACCAACAAACGTAGACTTGGCAACTGCACAGGCAATTGCCGCGCAATATCCGTACACAGATTACGTGACGGGTAATACGTTCGACCGCACGGACCTATTCGTATGGGACACGATGGATCAGTTCACGTGGGACGAAATCGGGATCTTCAACGGACAAGGATCGGCGGCCGTAACGTTTACCACTTCCGGGACTGCTGTTCGCGTCGAGATCGGAACGGCAGGCGCGACCATCGAAGTCACAACAGACGGTTCTGTTTACGCGTTCAAGCGAAATATCGCCCGAGATATGCGCGATTACTTGCCGAAATATTACTCCGATTCGGCCGTCGTTGAAAACTTGATCGAGCGCGAGGCCGGGGAACTGCAGGTGCTGAACGCGGAAATCCAATCGGTGCTCGACCAGTTCTTCGTCGATTATGCCATGCACGGGCTCGATCGGTGGGAAAAGATTTACGGAATCCCCACGGATTACACGAAAACAATCGAGCAACGGCGGGCCGCGATCAAGGCGAGGCAGCGCGCGACCGGAACAACCACGCTCGACATGCTGTACAATCTCGCGCGCACCTATTACAACGTGGAGATTACAGAGAACCCCGCGAACTACGAGATCATCATAAACGGAGTCGGCACGAATGGGATTCCGCCAAACCTCGACGAGTTCAAGGCGATTGTTCGCGATGTGGTACCGGCGCACTTGGCGGTGACCTTCACGTTCGGATCACTATATTGGCTCGATTTGGACGCTGCGGTGGTTACATTCAATACAGCGGAAACAAAGTCGTGGGATCAATTCGAAACATCAACCTTCTAAGGAGTGAAGCAGGTTGAGTACGTACACAACGACGCATCTCGGCCTCCATACGTGGGCCGGTACGGATCAAGTGAGCCGCCTAGAGTTCAACGAGAACTTCGCGGCAATTGACGCCGCGCTCGGGAACTACCGGAGGCAAATCGATGTTACCTCGAAAGATGCGAAAGGCATCTATACGGTGGTCAACTATAAGCGCGGTGACGGCACACTGTATATGAAGTCAACGCTTAGTGGTGGTACATCCCCGAACTACACAACGGACACCTGGCGCTTTTATGACGCATCGGGGGCAACGGTAATTAAAACGATAACCTGGACGCTGACATACGATACGGACGGCAACGTAATCGACGCGGTGCCAGCGGTAAGCTAATCGGGAGGTGAACGGATGGATATTACGAATGTACTCCGGGCGCACGGAATCGGCGTTGGAAAGAAACTCGTAGGGGACGCGCAACCTAGCGACGTTCGCGCGGGAAAAACGTTTAGTAACGCGGACGGTAACGATAAGGTCGGGACGCTGCCGGTACGCGCGACGTCGGCGCAGACGATTACGCCGGGAACCGCGAGCCAAGTATTGCAGGCGGGGATCTATGACGGAGATATTACAGTTCTTGGGGATGCAGATTTAATCGCGGCGAATATTAAAAACGGAGTGAATATATTCGGTGTTCTTGGCTCCCTTAATCCTTTGAATAGCGCTAGCGGCACAGCAAACTCTGTAAATCCATACGGATTCGTAACAGTTAACAGCCTCAGTTTTAAGCCAAAAATAATCATCATAGAGAGCACAGATTCGAATGTCCAAACAGTCACGTATTGTGAGTTGTTCAGCTCAACCACCTATAGGCAACACACAGGCAACCAGATAATATCTATCAAAAACGTAAGCGATAATGGGGGCTATGTAAATAATACTGGTTTTCAATTAATATGCCCGATGATCGGATCTGTGAGATGGGTTGCATTCGGTTAAAAAGGGGGATCATTATGAACAAGTTTGGACGAAAAATCTATTTTGATAAATCAACCGGTAACGTGTTGATTGATACCGGTGAGTTGGCAGGAGACGTCCGCGAAACCACAACGGAAGAAGATTTCGCCACTTACACGGTACTCTCCGGTCGCAAACCGGAAACTGTCGGCTGCCTCCGCATTCCTTTCGGGCAAGACCGTGAAAAGTTCGCTCAATACGCGTACCACGTCGATCCCGTTACGGAAAAAATCGTATGGGACCTCACGCCGATCCAGCGTGAAGAAGAGGAACGCAAGGAAACGATGGAGGAGCAGATCGCAGCGCTTCAATCGGAAAACGCAAGGCTCCGCGAGCAGCTTGCGTCTACGAACGCTGATTTACAGGGACTCGTTGAATATATCGACGAGGCGTTGTCCGGAGGTGTTGCGTAATGGCTGTACTCACGTTTAAAGTCGGAATTTACGCGCGGAATATCTACCTGTACGGCAACGAACGCTTCACGGCGCGCGATGGATACAAGGGCATCCCGGAGGAATATCATCCACCGGTAAAAGAGTACGCAGCAACACGGTTTCTCCGCTCAGAAATCGACTACGCGCTCGGTCAAGGATGGATCAACCAAACGGAGTATGACGACACCATTGCGCTCATCCCTACGAGTGTCTAACGAGAGGTGACGTATGATGACGGAAGATTTGCGTGCGCTCGTCCAGGACGTTCGCGAGCGCATGGTCCGCATCGAGACGAAACTCGACCAAATGGCGGACGTAAAGGCCACGGCAGACAGCGCGAACGAACGCGCAAGGGAAGCGCTGGCTCTCGCGCAGGAAAACGCCCGCGACATCGCCGAGATGAAAGCGGATGACCGTCGCAAGTGGGGCGCGATTATCGGGATGGGGACGACGTTTATCGTTTCCATCCTGATCTATTTTCTGACGAAGTAGAACGGAGGGAACGCGATGAAAACGTTCTGGAACGACAATGATGGTCTATCAATAACGGACGTCCTCGCGATACTCTTCGCCGTAGGATACTTCTATGTAACGTGGATTTTCATCGGGAAGCTCCGGGCTGACACGTTAAAGTCCGTAGACGTCGATTTCTTCGCGGCGTACTCGTATGGGATGCTCGTAATCCTTGGCGGGTATTTCGGACGTAATGTCGTGGCAGGCATTGGGAAGCTCCCGATATTCAATCGCGGCAAAGATCCCGAGTCCACGCGAGAGGAGGAAGACAATCGTGGATCTGAGAGTCCAATCTGATTTTCTGACGCCGAATCCGTACTCTCGCCCTGGGACTCGTTTGAGTTGTGTAAAGGGCATCGTCATTCATTGGGTCGCGAATCCGAAGAGCACCGCGAAGAACAACCGAGACTTCTTCGAGCGGCGAAAACTCGGGAAGTCCGGATATGGTTCCGCGCACTATATCGTATGCTTGGACGGAACCGTCGTCCAATGCCTGCCTGAAGCGGAGATGGCCTACCACGTTGGCTCGTCTTTACCGTATAAGCCCGGGACGACGCAGATTTACACACCGGAAGCATGGGCGCGGCTAAATACGAACCGCAGCGGCCAAAAACCGTATCCCAACAACTGCACGATCGGAATCGAGTGTACACACATCGATTGGGACGGACGGATGACGAAAGAGACTTGGCGCGCGACCGTCAAGCTGGCGGCCCAACTGTTGAAACGATACGGCCTGACCGCGAACGATCTGTGGCTGCACAAGGAAGTTGTCGGCTGGAAGGACTGCCACCGCTGGTTTGTCAATAACCCGGCGGAGTGGGCGCGGTTCAAAGCGGAGGTCGGCACCGCCATGAAACCGACAAGAGCGGAGGTAATGTTGATCATGAGCAAATACTTCAAAGATATCCCGAAGGAGATGGAATGGGCTGCGCCCCATGCTGATTCCTTGTACGAGAAGGGTGTGCTGAAAGGCGACGGCCAGGGCAACCTCAAACCAGCCGATCCGCTGACTCGCGCGGAAGCCGCTGTATTGATCGACCGCGCGATTGAATACGTCATGAAGGAGCTGTCCGGTAAATGATCGATTGGAAGGCGAAATTGTCGTCCAGAAAGCTGTGGCTGGCTCTGTCAGGTTTTGTAACGAGCGTCCTCGTGCTGTTCGGTACAGACGCCGACACAATCACGAAAGTAACCGCGATGATTACCGCGCTCGGTTCGGTGGTCGCGTATATCCTCGCGGAAGGATACGTTGATGCAGAGCGCACCAAAAACGAATAACTCACGCCCCGGTAGCGGAAACACTCCGTCGCCGGGGCTTTATTTTTTTTGTCCCAACGCGTCATGATACGCTCGGCCTATCGGAAAGGAGCGTGTTACGTCGTGAATCCGTCATTTTATTACGTTGTTACTTGGCGGGAGGCCACCGACATCCGCCGCAAACTAACCAATTTGGGCGCGGAGTACATAGTTACGTCGTTACCGAACGGAGAGGTCGCGTTCGTGTTTCCGGATTTGCCGGTGAGGATTTACGGTAGCGTACGTCAAATTTTCGGCGGAGACGGCTTGATCTTTTCGGATTCCTCGCGCATAATATAAGAACAAATGTTCGTATTATAGCGGAGGGGTATCGATGGGAAAACTCGATGATTTATTCGCGATGAAATTTATGCTGCCGGAGCATCGCGCACTATTAGAGGAACACGAATACGTCAAAACGCTCGTTCCGAAGCCGATCATCGACGAGCAGGAGTTCGGCGAAATGAACTTCCGGATATACGATTCGGTCCAGTACGATTACGCGATTACCGTGAGTTATTGGCGGCCGGTACGCGGGGGCCTCGGCGTAATTGAATCGGTGTTCGGCACGGTGCAACGTATAGATGCCGCAAACCGTCGGATAAAGATCGTAAATGACTGGGACTTTCATTGGATCGATATTGAACGGGTGGTCAGCGTAAAATAAGGATACCATTTGCAGTAGACGTGCATATTTCGCGACCTCCCGCATACGCTCTAGCGTAGCGCGTAGGCGCAAGCGAGCGTTGGCCCTACGTATGGCCTCCGGAAAATAACGGCCCTTGCCGCGGAGAAATTCCGTAGCAGGGGCCTGTTTTTTACTTGGTACACGCATAAGTCACGTCGTCTTCGCGTATCTTCGTTACAAAAACGGAAGGAGGCGGTGAAATGATCGAAGGCAAACGGATTGGCCTAACGCCGGATGACGACACCAAAGCGAAACTGATACGTTTATCTATCGCGTGTAAGAAGCATCCGACGACTCTGGCGCTAGAACTCGTGAGGTTATGCGTGAACAATCCGAACATCATCGAGTTTGTTCAGCGACAGTACGGGGCCGATGAGCGATTTAGGGTGCGGTATCGAATCGAAGGGGATGCGGTGATTTACGACTAACGCGTAAGATCAACGATAAGTTTCAGCGCGAGAAGTCCGGTTCCTCCGGCAACGAGCGCATAGCCAGCGTAAACGAGAAGCGGCATCGAGATTCCTCCTAATGTGTTTGAACGATATTATGCCCAACGGAAAGGGGAGGTATTCGTGTTTCTGACGATTGCTTTACCGAAATTTAAACGCGACCGATACGAGGTGATACCGTGGCGCGATTTTTTCGACGAGATGGGGAGTGTGTTGACTCCGCGACAAAAACGAACGATCAACGCTCTCCTTGCGGGAACAGCGGCGGCATACGTGTTGCGCTTGGGGCACGCGGAAGCGTCTGGGATCGCAGACAAGATCGTCAACGCGTTCAATCCTATAATCGACTTGACCCAGGGGCTCGCGTACCCGATATCGTTTCTCATGATCACGGGAGGGTTCCTGCTCATTATGATCGGCCAGCGGTCGAAGGGACTCGCAATGTTGAAGTGGGCGGCGATCGGCTACATCGGGATTCAGTTCGCGCCCGCGATCATGCAGATACTGGTGAGCGTAGGCAAGGCGATGGTGGCGCGCTAGTCCACCTGCGGATAACACCGGATGCACGCTTGAGTAACGAAGCCGTCGAGCAATTCGCGCAAACTCTCTGCGTGTATCAATCGCCTCTCGAACGATGGAACCCGGCCAAGCGCCGAATTGAGCGTGCGCCCTTTGTGTCATTCGAAACCGTATTGTCGCGGAAGGACTCGGCATTTACCGTTACAGTACTACGGGAATACGAATCTCTGGCGCGGAAAGCCATCGAATCAACGTGGCCGAACGTAACGATTACGGAGATTGCCGACCCGTTTACCTCGCGACCTGAAATAACGGCAACGCTCGAATTGAACTACCATTACATGTTCGCGATTCGCGTGGACCGGCGCGAAATATCGTTTCTGGCGTCTCTCCTCGAAACCATCAACGCGCTTGACGAAGTTGACGGGGTGTACGTGCAGACGCTCGCGGTCCCGGCCGAAAAGGACTGGTACGAAGGCGCGGCGCAAGCATACGAACGGTTTAAAGCGGGCGAGATGCCGCAGAAACTCGCGTTGAACAAGCGGACGGCTGGCCGGACCGCGTTAAAACTCGCCACGAAAACGGTCCTCGGCGCAATTTCGGTCGTAACCGAACTCATGACGGGAGAGGAACCGGAACCCATCAACATCGACGGCGGAGAGCGCGCGGCCATCCTTCGCGACGGCAAATTACGGTCGGAAACACTGAATAAGACGCGAGGGGACGCGTACGACGTAACGGTGCGCATAGGCGTTGTGTGCGCGGACAAATCGCGAGCCAAAGCAATCATGCGAATGGTCACGATGGCGTTCCGTGAACTTGACGGAGACAACCACCTGGTCGCGAATGAAACTGATGCAGACCGTACATGGCGGAAGATGCGGGAGCGTACGATGGGCCTCCGTCTGCAGCGCAATTACATGAGCATACCGGAAGTCTCGCGCCTATTCCTATTGCCGACGCGACCGTTGCAAGAGCGCTACCACATCGAGAACGTCCGCCTACTCGAAACAGGAATACCGGCGGAAATATCGGCGGGCGGCCTGCGGTTGGGCACGGTAACGCATAAGGGCGTCGCGCAAACGGTCTACATGCCAACGGATAATTACGATGAACTCTGCTTGCCGCGCGTAGTGATTGGCGGAATGGGCAGCGGAAAGACAACGTTCGGCGCGAACCTGCTCGTCGAGGCCGTGCGGAATGGTTTCGGTGGCCTTGCGATTGATCCCGCGAAAGGACAGATCGGCGATATGGTGGCGGCCGCGTTACCGAGTGACCGCGTAACACGGATACGCATTGACGGCATGACCCCGTTCGCTCTCGATTTCTGCGAAGTCGCCCGATCACCTCGCGCAAGGAACCGGTTGGCTAACGCGATCATCTCGTTCTTCAATACGGCGACCGACGAGGCTGGAGCGCAGACCGCCCGTTATCTCCGCGCGACGATCTTCGCGATGCAAACGTCGAAGCTAGCGGAAATCATGCGGATACTTGAGGACGCGGCGTACCGTGACGAGTTGATATCGAAGATGCCCGCCGGGATCCATCGATCAACGCTCGAAGACTTTTCGCGGATGACCGATGCCAAACGGGCGCAAGTGATGGCCCCAATTTACAACCGACTCGATACGATCCTGGGCGACGAGTATCTGGCGGAGTGTTTCGCGTCCGACAACTCGATTGATATGGTCGCGCTGATGAGCGAGAAGAAAGCGGTGGTCATCGACGTTCCAAAAGCAGCGCTCGGGGCCGAATCGGTTGACCTTATCGTAAATCTTCTCGCGGTCAAGATGGATCTTGCGATGATATTGCGGAAGGAAACCGATCAATTCCCGTTCTTCATCGTGTTTGACGAGCCGCACCAGTTCCTTCGATCGGCGCGCACGTGGAGATCAGCGGCGGTCGAATCGCGGAAATGGCGGGTGGCCTACGCGTGGCTGTTTCATTCGTGGGAGCAGATACCGGGCGACCTGGCGGAGATTATTCGGAGCGCCGGTCCGCATTATCACGTGTTCCGCGCGAGTAAGAAGACGTTCCGGGAGCTGGCGGAGGAGCTTGCGCCGTTTACCGTGGAGGATTTCGTGAAGATGCCGCGATTCCACGCGCTCAATGTGTTACGGGTGGGTGACGCGCAGCATACGGTGTTCATGGCGAAGATGGCTAGTCAAGGTATTTTATAAAGGAATTGAATATGTTTCCGTTGAAAAGTACCCCTGAGGTGATCTTATGGTTTGGAACCCTTTTAAAAGGGAAAGGCCGAAGGGGTATATCAAATTTTTGGGCATGGAAAGTTGGTGGTTGTCGTTAACGGATGATCAGAGAAGCCAATGTAGATCAGCATTTGAGTATGCAATAAACTCCAGCCCTGATGTTGTGGATAAAACCAACATCTCGGATTCGACAATGAGCAAGCAAAGCCTTTTACGACTTTTTGCAACAGCAGCTATGGATACGGATTTTAAGGAATCGCTATTTCAAATGGCGGAAAATGAAGCTGTGAGAGTGGGAGACTACGCGGAATTACACTATATATACTTAGCGTGGTGGAACATGTATAAACGGTTGTGGAAGCAAGATCCAAACTATTTTCAAAAATTGGAGGAATGTCTAAAAAAGGACATGGCTATTCACGAAATTTTTTATGAAAAAATTAAAGCGGAAGGATGGAGAACACTTCCTGGGTATCCTGCATTTAAAGAATTGGCGTTACTTTATGAAAGGATTGGCAATATCGAGTCTGCGATATTGGTAGTTGAAGACGCAATCGCTCGAAGTGTCGTCGAAGAGACATCATTCGAAAGAAGGTTATCAAGACTAAGAAAGATGAAGGAGAAAACCGATGGGTGTCGCCATTAAAATTTGCAGTAATCCGGTCCTATACGCTATAATTGTCACGGGAATGAGCATGCGTGTGGGACTAACGAATGGACTATCGTTGGACTAACGTGATTTCCGGAGATGGACAAGCGGGGCGACAAAACGGGGTGGGTTAACGGGACCCCAATCGCTACTTGACAGGGTGGGGGTCGCTGGTTCGAACCCAGTCCGGATCACCATACATAAGTAGTGGAAACCCTTGAGAAATCAAGGGTTTTTGATTTTTCATTTTGTGGTCGGGACAAAAAATGGGGGTGAAAACGCCTTGTGGTCACAGTATGGTCTCAAGGGTTTCACCCAGAAATTACGTGGTTCCAAACAGCATTTTCAGTATTCGAAAAAATAATTGCAATTTTTTGGTAAGTATTTTATTGTAGATCTGAAATTAAGGAGGGATTAACTTGAAAACTTTAAAACTAAAGCACTTTTCTATAAAGGGCCTGTTTGGTTACAAAAACATAGAAATTCCGTTTAATGAGAACATTAAAATCTTGGTGGGAGAAAATGGTATCGGGAAGACGACCATTTTGAATATTCTGTATTATACACTTGCATGTAAATTTGAAAAATTAGAGGATATTGATTTTGAGACAATTAGACTAGAGTTTTATTCAGGCAATTATATTGAGATTAATAAGTCGGAATTAGAAATGTATTTTCCGAGTACGAATATTGAATATTTACGGAATTACTTAAGTGATAGGGAGTGGCATGACTTACTTAGGCATAAGGAAATGGGGAGAATTCCTCATATATTTGTTGAAAGATTGGCTAGGAGAACTGATTTAAATGAAAAACAGGTATATCAGGAGATAAAGAAATTTATAACGAGTGACTCAAGTCGTGAAACAAATGATTATATTAACAACTTTAAAAATATTATTGAATCGGAATTTAACTGTGAAATATTTTATTTCCCTACTTACCGAAGAATTGAAGAAGACTTACATAAACTTGGTATTGAGGAGTATAATGGAAAATTAATTCAATTTGGAATGACAGATGTTGAAAGAGCATTTAAGAGAATAACTCAAGAAATTAAAGACTCAGCTATTCAATGGTTTTCGAAGGTAAACGGTGAAATGTTGAGCCAACTAATATCGGGCATTAATGTAACCGAAGAAATGATTAACAGTATCCAAAGAGACGCTCTTAAAATTGTCTTAGATAGAGTTGGTAACAATATTAGTGATGAGTACAAGGAAAGAATAGATGACCTAATAAAAAATGATCTACTACGTAATACTACTTATGAACCATTAGTGTATTTTCTTTCAAATCTTATAAAAATTTATCAACAGCAGCGGGAAAAAGATGAAGCAATCCAACAATTTGCTGAAATTTGTAATAAGTATCTAGTTGGGAAAAAAGTTGAGTATGATGAGAGTTCAGTAGAGATTAGTATTAAGCAAAATGGTAGAAAAATAGACATAAGTAAACTTTCATCGGGTGAAAAGCAAATTGTATCGTTATTTTCAAGAATATTTCTTGACTCTAATAAAGAATTTATTATTTTGTTTGACGAACCAGAACTTTCCTTATCAATTGATTGGCAGAGTCAATTACTGCCTGATATTTTAAACTCCAAGAGATGTTCATTTATGTTTGTAGTAACCCATTCTCCATTTATTTTTGAAAATGACCTTGATATATATGCAAAGGGTCTAAGTTCGTATATTTCGGAGGAACCTTATGGATTATGCTGATAAATTAAGAGAAAGAAGAGATAGTCATGTAGTGGTATTTCGAAAATTTGTGAGTCTATTCAAAGATAATAAAAATGATCTTTATTGTTTTGTAGAGGGAGAGGACAGTGTATATTACGGACCAAGAATCTATCAAACATATAAAACAAATTTTCATTTCTTTAGATGTTCTGGAAAAGATGGAGTTTTAAGGTTAGTAAAGATGATATCTGAAAGTCAAGAATATCTAGAAGCTAAAGTATTCTATTTTGTTGACAGGGACTTTGATGAATCAATTAATGATCCAAAAATATACGAAACTCCATGCTACTCAATTGAAAATTTATATACTTCTAGAGAAGTCTTCGAAAGAATTTTAAAATGTGAATTTCAATTAACTAATGTAGACGAAGATTTTAATAAAGTTGTAGATTTATATGTTAAAAGGCAACAAGAATTCCATGATGCAGTTCTGTTATTGAACGCGTGGATTGCATGTCATAAAGAAAGACAAAAGAATAATCCTAACGTCACTAAATTAAATTTAAAAGAAAATCTAAAGAAGGAAGTATTTTATAGATTGGTCGATATTAAGCTAGGCCAAGTAAGTCAAAAATATAGTCTAGATGATCTTCAAAAAATATTCCCTGAGGTGGGAGAATTTAGCGAAGAAGAACTTAACACCAAAATGATACATTTTGGGTCTGTTGACCGCCAAAAAACATTTAGAGGTAAATTTGAAATATTATTTTTAAAAAAGATACTTGAACAGATTGCATCTGACGCAAATAAAAAATCACCCGAATTATTTAAAGAAAAAGTAAAAAATACTTTAAACTTATCTGGTAACTTACTTTCAATTCTTTCTCCTTATGCAGAGACACCTGAATGCCTTGAAATATATATACGTCGATATTTAATTGATCAGGAGAGAATAGGATTACCCATTGCGAGTGCCTAA